TCGTCGAGAAGCGCGAGGGCGCAGTAGCCGAGCAGCTGCTCGCGGTAGTCGGAGTCGAGGCGGCCGGTTTTCCAGTCGCCGACGTGCGCCGTGCGGGCGCTGCGACCGAGCAAGTCGGTCTGCCCCGAGAGGGTGTGCCCGCCGGGCAGCTCGATCGAGAGCTGAACCTCGGTCATGGCGTCCGGGAAGCTCGGCCGGAGCTGCGTCAGCCAGAGCTTTTGGCCCTGGCCGAGCAGCATGCGCAGCTCGGGCTCTAGATCGGCGATGTCGAAGCGCCGCGCCAGCTCCGGAACGCCGTCCCAGTCGACGCGCCCCGCCGCCGGCAGCCCGCGCAGACCCTCGTGCACCGCCGTGCCGAGGCGCGCAGGCGCGCTCGTCTCGTCGATGGACAGCTCGCTCGGGCGCACCGAGCCCGCGCACAGGAACGCGAGCGGCAGCGCGCTGCAACGGAGCGCGAGGGGCTTGCTCATTGAGCGCTGTCCCCTTGCGCGCAGCGGATGCACTCGCGGGCCTCGCCGCAGCTGAAGCCGCCCGCATGAACGACGGCGCCGGGCTTGCTGCAACGCCAGCAGTGGCCGAGCAGCTCGGGGGCGTACCAGGTACCGGCTTCGGTCACGGTCTGCACCCAGCCCGCTTGGCGCCGGAACTCGGCGCGCGCGAGGTCGTTGACATCGGTGGGCCAGTAACCGACTGCCTCGGGCAGGTGCGCCTCGGCACGCTCGATCCAGTCCGCGACGGCCTCGCGGGCGGTCTTGCCGGAGCCGACCGTCTGGGCACGGAGCGGGCCGTCGGGGGTGCCGTCGTAGCACTGCGAGCAATGGCACTCGAATTGGCCGTCGCCACCGATGGACAGCAGACCGGGGTGCTCGCAGAGCGGGCAGGCCCCGTCCGTCTCGATTTCGTAACTCATGCTAGGGGTCTCCTGTTGGGTGTGGATGAGGGTGAGGGCGGGCCGCTCGGCGACCAGCGCGCGGAGCGCGGTGAGCTCGCCGCGGTAGGTGGCGGTTTTCAGCGTGCCGCCGGTCTGCTCGAGGTGCAGGGTGCAGAGTTCGACGAAAGCGTCGAGGCACTGGCGCGAGTCGCGCCGATCGAGCGCCGCGACCAAGAGGTCGCGGTTAATCTCGAACCGCTCGCAAGCGTGCTTGATGGCCAGCATCTTGCGCGTGGTGCTGGGGCTGCTCACTTGGCGCTCCAAACGACGTCGGCGTCGCGCAGGTCGTTGGCGGGCACGTCCAGGCCGATGACGATGACGGTCTCGCCCCGGTCGTTTTTGGTCTCGACGACCTGCTCGATATCCGAGTCGCAACCCTCGACGGGGCGAGGGCACTCGTTCTGCCAGGTCGTTACGACCGCGTTGGGGCCCGCCAAGAGCTGGCGGGCGAGTTCGTGGGCACGGATGGTCATGATTCGGATTCTTCCTTGGCCGCCTCGGCTAGGGCGGCATCGATGAGGGTTTGTAGTTGGGCGAGCCGGTCGTCCAGCTCGCGGAGTCTCTCCATGGAGAGCGGGGCGACGGCCCGGAGCGCGCGGCGGATGGCCGCGCGCTCGTCGAGCAGGGTTTGAAACGCCGTGAGATTCACCTAACCAGGATAGCATCAACTGTCCTGTGAACTAACCAGGACAGCACTGAACGCCCGCGCGCCCGCGTTCGTTTTTCGAAAGGGCGTTCAGTGGCCCGAGGCGGAACGGGCGAGATTCACCCATGCAAGTCGAGCCACTGCCGGAACCTGGCCGTTTGCAGCGGCTCTAACGCGGTCCACTCGTCGGGCCACCCCATCAACCACTCGATGATACGGCCCGAGGGGAATGGACCATGGGTTTCCACCTCGTGCCGGACCGTCTCGTACACCGCTCGGCTGTGCCGGCTGGGATTGTAGCGGCTGCATACCCCCCACCCGTGCGATCCCATGCTCGCCCGGGGCGTAGGCCACGAGCCAGAGGCGCTCTCGACGATGCGGGGCGCCGACGTGCCGAGCGCCGAGCACGTCCCATCGCGCAGCATACCCGAGCGCGGCCAGGTCACCGAGCACGACCTCGAGTCCTCGAGAAACGAGGTCTGCACTGTTTTCCACGAACGCGAACGCGGGTCGAACCTCACCAATGATGCGCGCAAATTCACTCCAGAGGCCACTACGCGCTCCGCCGATGCCGGCTTTGTGTCCTGAGCAAGAGATGTCTTGGCAGGGGAAGCCGCCGCTGATGACATCGACGTGTCCGCGCCACGGCACGCCGTCGAACGTGCACACGTCATCCCAGACGGGGAATCGTTCGAGCAGCCCGTCGCGTTGTCGGGCGAGCAGCACGGCGCGGCAAAAGGGATCAAGCTCGACAGCGCACACGGTGCGCCAGCCCAGCAAGACCCCGCCCAAGATGCCGCCTCCTGCCCCTGCAAAAAGTGCCAGCTCACGCATGGCCCACCCGGGGCCGCCGCCGGTCCCAAATCACGAGCAGACACCCAAACGGCGGATTCTTGCTCGTGCGGTTGCCGATCTCCGTGCCGTGGTAGAGAAAGGGTCGGCGCTTGGGGAGGTTGCGCGTCACCAGGATCGAGCCCGCCCGGTCGCGATAGGGCTCGATCATGGTCTGCCAAAAGGGCTGCTCGGCTCGGTTGTTCGGCAAGAGCAGGACGACCGTGGTGCTGGTCTCATCCCACGCTTTCTCGACCCACGGCCGGACGCCGCTGAACGGCGGGTTACACCACACGGTATTGTGCAACCACGGCGTGCCGAGCCCGTCCGTGGTCGTGACGAGCAACGGCTCGCCGTTGGTGCGCGAGTAGGAGCCTGTGAGCGTGCAGTAGCGGTCACACTTGGCGTTATGGTGGTTGGCGGCCGCGTCGAGCGTGAAGTGGAACTCTGCATCGGTGGGGATCCAAATGCAGGGAGGCGTCTCCCGATCGTCGATGCTGTCATCGACGCCGCGCTTTTTGGTCGCGTTCGGGTGATTCTTCGGAATGAAGCCCGGGTGCATCAGGGTCGCCTCCGATTCACAAACAGAATGTGCAGTAAGTTGCTGAACGTGAATCCCAGGAAAAAGCAGGCCATCGGCACGGAGTATTCGGGTGGCATGGGTCAATCCTCCTCCTGCAACTCGGCCGCGCGCAGCGCCGCCCGCCGAGCCACGAACACAAACGAGCTCTGCTTGTCGAGCACGTCGCAGTCACCGCAGAAGCGCGGATGCCGCGACGCCGACACGAACCTCGCCCCGCAGCCCGGGTGCTGGCGCGTGCCGACGCAAATCAGCGTCACGGTCTCGATCTGCTGCTGGCTCATGGCGTCACCCCCGCCGAGGCCATGTCGGCGAGCCGCTGCTCGAGCGCGAGCAAGCGCTGCCGCGCTTCGTCCCACTGGTGCCAGCGCGTGTGGTAGCCCATCGCGTTCAGCCACACGTGGCCCATGGTGGTGTTACCGGGGGAGACCTCCCAGGAGGCGACGCGCAGCGCGAGCTTGATGCGCACCTCCTCGCGGGTCTGATCGACGAGTTGGGTTAGGGCTTGCTGATTCACGTCCATTTCCTCCAGGGGTTGCAGGCCATCGCGCGGCGCGTGGCGAATCGGTAGAGCGCGCTCTCCTCGGCGCCGTGCCGCTCGCACGCCGCCATCAGTCGGAGCCAAAGCTTCAGACGCCAGACGCGGAAAGAGCCGAGTCTCATGGCGTCCCCCGGGGCAGCACACTGCGAACGAACTGCGCCGCCCGAGCGTCGCGGAACGCTTGCGCCTCTTGCTCCTCACGTGCCTGGTCGATGAGCATCCGCAGGGGACGGTCTGCCCAGCCTACCGATTCGTAAGCGCTCGGCGAGAGGCGCCGGGGTTGTAGCTCGGTGCGGATCGCCTCGAGCTGCTCGATGAGTTCACTGATCGTCACTGGTCGTTGCTCCCTTCCCTGGTTGCTGGCGCAGCTCCCTCACGGCGGCGCTCATCTTCGAGCCGAGCAGCTCGAGCGCGCGGCGCGCGCCCAGCTCCTCGACCGCGCCGCTCTCGGTGAGCTCGCGCACGAACTGGTCGAGCGGCAGCCCGTGCTTTTGGGCGTACGCTCGGTGTTTGCCCGTTGGCTCTAGGACGGGCCCAAAGCGCTGCCCCCCACGAGGCCCCAGGCGCGCGCCGTTCGTCGAACCTGGGGGATGGACGGCCTTGGCAGCATCGGTCTGCGCCCAGGTCCGCCATTTGGGCAGCAGCCGGCGCACGTAGTCGGCGCGATCGAACACTCCGTCGCGGCCGCCGATGGGTTTGTTCCGCAGCTCGGCGATGCGAGCGTCGACTTGCTCGCGGCTGAGCCCCGCGATCACGGCCTCGGCGTAGAGGCCCTCCGTCGGCACCCAGCCGTCTAGGTTGCGGTAGACCGGGCGCTGCCCTGCCACCTCCGGCGCCGGTGTCGCCTCTGGTCCTGCTAAAGACTGATCAGGATCAAGAACAGAAGAGACAGAGAGCACTATCTCATCGGCATCTAGTTTAGACGGGACTAGAGAGCGCTTTCCAGTTTCGCTCGTCGCTGGAGAGCTCGCGCGCTTGGCCTTCTCGCGGTGATACCACTCGCGTTTGCTCTCGCGCGACAGCTCCTCGAGAGCTGCCTTGCGGTGCGTCTCGTAGTTGAGCAAGAGCCAGCCACCCTTGACGTCGACGAGCCGGCGCCCCTCGTGCTCTTTGGTGCGCGAGTACTTGTCCGGCGAGCGAAAGAGCTCGAGCGCCTCCTCGGCCTCCTCGATGGTGACGATGGCGGCAGCCGCGAGCCCCGGCACACTCGAGTGCACGTAGCCACGCCGATCGGCGAGCAGCATCAGCGTCATCCACACACACCGCACCATGTGCAGGCGTGGGTGTGGCGTGGTCCAAACGCTCGACGTGAGCATGGACCGATAAACCTTGGTGAAGGGTATCCCCGTCAGATCCAATTCAGACTCCCGATATGTGACCCGCCACGTCGTGCGGCGGGGAGGCGCCCGGGGGCGCGTTGCTTAGCGACCGCGCGTCATGCGCGGGCGGGATTTGATCAATCGAAGATTGCGGGTCGGAGTGACCGAGGGCGTGACGATGATCGAGCAGGCCTCGAGGGGCTGGTCGTTGTCGTCCCTACAGGTGACGCAGGCGCGGTAATGCTTGCCGTGACTCGCCGGAGCGTCGAGCAGGAGCGAGCCCCGGCAGGAGGGGCACACCCAGCGCAAGCGCCCATGTCGGCGAGTCGAGCGGCTCATGGCAAGCGAGGTCCGTTCTTCTGAGGTCGTTCGAAAGAGAGCTGCCGGCCATCGTTCAGCAGGCGCTCGAGCGCGAGGATGGCCTGCACGGATTCATTCCAGGCCGGCAGCAGGCGCGGTGCCGGTCCAGAGTCGTCGATGTCACGCATGGAGCGACGAGCCGCGCGCTCGCGCTCCGGGTCCATACGTGGCGCACGGTCATCGTGCGCCACGCTGCACCTTGCCCAGCCCAGCCAGGCCCAGCCGTGCCCGGTCCTGCCTTGGTGTTCCCTGCCTTGCCCTGCCTGGCCTCGCCATGGCCAGCCCTGCCAGACCTAGCCGAGGTTGTTCCCTGCCTTGCCCGGCCAAGCCGCGCCAGGCCGCGCCCAGCCATGCCAGGCCTAGCCGTGCCCGGTCTTGGTGTTCCCTGCCTTGCCTCGCGCCGCCTCGCCACGCCGTGCCGCGCCGTGCCATGCCCGGCCGCGCCGCACACAGCCACGCCTTGGTGTTCCCTGCCTTGCCCTGCCTAGCCGGGCCTTGCCTTGCCGCGCCCGGCCGAGCCGGGGCCTGCCCGACCATGGTTTTAGTTGAGCTCCACCGAGAAGCGACCGAAGCGGGGTCGGTAGTCGCCGATCCCGATGGTCGCGCCCGCGATGCGGAGCGCGGAGACGACATCGTTGCAGCTGATGACGGGCTCGTTCACGTCGAGCTTGACCGTCACGCTCCATCGGTCGAAGCGGGGTCGAGCGCGCATCACCTTGGCGGCCTGGTTGCGTACGCCGCGGTAGTCGAGAAACGCCTGCGTCTCCCACATGGCATCCAGGCTCTTCGGTCCGTCGTACTCGATCGGAAAGCTCGAGCAGATCGGAAAGACCCCGCTCTGTGCTTGCTTGCCGAGTTTGTTCTTTCGCGCGCCCTCTTTGACGGCAGCGAGGATCCAGTCGACCGGCACCACGGGGCGATCGTCGTCGCGGTGCATGCCGAGGGTCCACTCGGATTTCTTGATCGCCTCGAGGTCTGCCTCGGTCTTGCGGCGCTTGGTGGTCAGCTGCTTGTGCACACGCACGAGCGGGTTCATTGCGTCGACGAGCACCTCGTTATGCTGGAGTAGCGGGGCGATGCCGACGAGGCGGCACTCGAGGGTTGCGAGCAGATTCATTTGCGGATGGTCTCCTTTGCTTCGGGGAGTTGTCGGTTGGACAGATGAGTGAGCGCCGTTCCCTGCGCGATGGCATGTCGCTGCAAGGCCATCTGCTCGATGTCGGCGCGCTTGCGGTCGATGGAGGCGAGCCTGGTCGTGTCCACCTCGCTGCCGCGCGTCGCGTGTCGGAGACTCGCCTTGGTCGAGCCCTCGGCAAACTTCACCCGGCGCTGAATCGCCTCGAGCTCACCCAGCACGGTGAGCATCCCGTCCTGGGTGGCGATGCGCCCCGCGAGGCGGGGCTCGACGGTCTCGATCTTGTCGCGCAGCCGGCGCAGGTCGGCCTTGCTCGGGACCCGCCCGAACAGCACGACCAGCTCGGGCGGGGTGATGGTGGAGCCCGTGGTGAGCCCGGGTGCGCCGGGGTAGTCGGGCACGAACCGGTGGTAGCTCACTGCTTGCCTGCCTTCCGGCGCTCGACGAGCAGGGTCACGTTCGACCGAGTCGCGCGTGACTTGGCATGTGCGGCGAGGTCGTTGCCGAGCGCCGCGACGAGCGGCCAGCGCTCGGCGTCCTCGGCGAGCCGAACCAGCTCGCGGAGCTGTTCGTAGCTGAGCGCCGATACGACCGCGGGCGACGCGCTGGGCGGCTCCTGCACGCGAGCAGAGCTCTCGCGCGCACGAGAGCTGCTCTCGTGTTGCTCGGCGCTATCGCATGCACCGCTAGCGCTCTCTCGCGGCAGATTTCTAATCTGCTGGTCGCAGGTTCGACTCCTGCCGGGCGTACCGCTGAAAACCGTTGAATCCACGTCACTTACCTCGCTCTCCGTTGTTTGACCCAAGGGCCCGCTCGCCCACCCATTCGCCCACCCCCCCGAGGCCGTTTCGGCCTCAGAAAGCGGCATATCTGCATGCATATCCTCGGCGGCACTCTCACCGATTCCGCTCTCGACGAGCTCTTGGGCCTCGCCCGAGCCGCTCGGCAAAGCGAGCTCGTCAATTCGCTCCGCGCCGAGCTGCGCCGCCGCCGCCGCGTGCGCGAGCGCACCCCCGAGCCGCCCTCCGCGGGAGGAGAGCTCGTCCCGGTCGTGATCGACCTGGAGAGGTTCCGCGAGACCCGGCGGAGTCGATGAATGCACCCCGTGCACCTGCTCGTCGATGCGGTCCTCTTTGCGCTGGCCGTTGGCTTCGGCTACTGGCTCCGCGGCAGGCGCTAGCCCCAGAGCCACGTCGAACGGTAACCAGTCGCGCATGCGGAGCTTGGCGAGACGGGGCCGGTTGTACTTGTAGATCATCTGGCTGGTGGTGTGACCCGTGCGCTCTTTGATCCACGCCTCGCTACGGCCGTTCGCCAGAGCAAACGTAATGAACGACGCGCGGAGGTCATGGAAGCGGATGGGCTTCTGGTGAGCGCTCTCCTCGAGCAGCTGCTCGCGCTCGAGGCCGGCGACCTGGATCGCGTCGCGCAAGAGCTTGGCGAGCTTGGTGTCGTCCACGGGGGGCAGCACCGTGGCCTCACGCGTCTTGCCCTTGAACTCGTCGCGCCCAAACCACCAACGGAAGGCGCGGACCATCGGCTCATCGATATCGAACGCGACGGGCTTACCGGTCTTGCTGTCTGGCACCCACACCTGCGCGTTGTCGAGGTCGACGTCGCGACGACGCAGGCCGAGCAAGGTCGCCGCGCGCACCCCGAGACGCACGGCGAGACCGACCGCGAAACGGAAGTCGAGCGGGAGGCGCTCGCACGCTTGCAACTCCGCCTCCTCGGACGGGTAGAGACATTGAAACTCGAGACGGTCGGCGACGTCGGGCATGTCGCCCTTGTCGAGCGGGCTCGACTCGCGAATGTGGCAAGGGCTCACCGCCAAGTTGAGCAGGCGCCCCATGGCCTGGGCGTACTGGCGCCGGGTGGAGTTGCTCCGCACGCGTCCGGGCAAGTGATCGAGGGCGTGCTCGTAGTCGACGCGGGAAAAGGTCGCCATGGGTACGTCGCCGAGCGTGCCGAGCGTCGAGTGCTCGATCGCACACAGGTGTTTGAGCAAGCTGATGTCACTGCGGACACTCTTTTTGATCTTGAGCTTGCCTCGGCCCTTGTAGCGCTCGGCGAGTCGCCCGCTGGTCCACTCCTCGCCAAACTCTCGGAACGTCATGCCGGCATAGCCCTCGCGCTTGGGCGCGGGCGGCGGCTGCGTGACGGGCTCCGCGCAGAGCAGGCGGGCAGCCTCGGCGGTCGCATCGAACGCGATGCCGGCAAGGCCCAGGTCGCGCAGGATGCTGGGCGCCTCGAACGAGCGCCCACTCTTGACGAGCAGGCGAGCGATCTCGGCCATCGTGGCGGCCCGCTCGCGGGCGCTGTCCTGCGTCCAGGCATCGACCTCGAACGTGCGGCGGCGGCGGTCGCCGTAGCGGAGCTCGATCGTAAACTTGCCTGTGTTGGTGACTCGAAACATGTGGCGCTACTCCTTGGGGTCGCGCAGCGCGCGAAAACGCGCGAGAGCGGACTCGGTAACGCTAACCTGGACAGTACTCGGGGGCGAGCTGGTCGCGTGGCCAGTGGTCGGCCCGTGGCCGCGGGTTTTTCGCAGGCCCGGCTTGATGCTGCGGAGCATCTCCTCTTGCAATGCCTCGGCCGTCAGCTCATGAATGCGCCCCCGGATGCGGGCGCCGCCCTTGCCCTCGGCGAGCCGCCGCCGCACGGCGGGGTTGTGCAGGCGGGCCCCGAGCGGACTCTCCTCCTGGTCAATCCAGCGAGCGTCACCCCCGGGGGAGGGGTCACTACTACCCCCCGTAGACACCCCCCGGAGCTCCGTAGCCGCCCGCTCGAGTACGCGCGCGAGCACTCCCAACAGGTCGTCAGCTGCCAGCATATGCGCCAGTAAACCCTCTCTCCCCACGGAACGAATGCGTTCCGAATTGGTAGCCATTTTTAGAAGAATCGTTCTAATGTGGCCAGGGCAATTGCAACATGGGGCAACGATTCGTGGGCGGCAGTGTGACGTCGGGAGAGCGGAGCGGACATTACTCCTCCCCCAACCAAGTACTAACCTGGACAGTAGTTCCTATCCAGGATAGTACTAGCGCTCGACATGGCGAGCAAAACGACACGCACCAAAACAACGCCGCGCCGCACGGGCAAGAGCGCGGCGACACGCGGCAGCAAGCGCACACGACGCGCAGCGCTGCCGAGCCAACGCACCACGAAAGCGCCCCTCGGCAAGAGGCAGAGGGCAGCAGTGACGAAACGAATCCCAACGACCGTCCCCGGTTCGCGCGCGCGAGGGACGAGGCCGCCGCATCCCACGGATGGTCAGGACGCAGTGCTCCGGGTGTATGCAGAGCTCTTGGAGAAGCTCGGCCGCGAGCCGAGTATTCGGGAGATCTCCAAGGAACTGGACATGAGCGAGAAGGGCGCGCATCACCACGTGCTCAAGCTCACGGCCAAGGGCTACCTGCGAGAAAAGAAGGAGCTCAAGGTGGTCGGCCGCGAAATGACGGCGCTCGCAAAGAAGTATCTCGAGCAGAGCTAGACCCGCTCGACGTCGTCGGTCCCGACGGCGTATCCGAGCGCTGGAAACGGGCGTTCATTCCAGAGCACGTGCGGCAGCTCTGCCGTGAGCTCTGCGACGCGCGCCGTGAGGGGGGCCTGCCGTGAGCGAGCCCGAGGTGCACCTGCTCTGGCACGGCTGGACGCTGTGCGGTCGCTTCTGGCCCGACCTCGTCGCGCAGAACGCGATCCTGCGCTGGGTGCATGAGCTGCGCTGGGTGTCGCTCGCGGAGGAGGAGCCGGGGCACCGCGACGCCGTCACCTGCACGCAGTGTCTCGTTTGGGCGGGGCAGTATCACGCCGAGACCTACGGCTGGCACCCGATCGTGATGGGGCCGTACACGTGGGGAGCGTGTTGCTTCTGCGGCAAGTACGGCGATGAGAGCACGATGGAGCCGCTCAGTGGCGACCAGGAGGGGTGCTTTGAGTGCGTCGACGGCGCGCTCCGAGAGAATGCGCGGGTGATTGCGCTCGAGGTGCCGGAGATGGGTATCCCGGACGTGCACCTGGGCTCGACGCTCGAGAGCTTGTTTGACGAGCTGGGCGAACGCGAGGAGTTTGACGCGCTCGTCGAGAAGAAACTCGACCCGTCGAGCGTGTGCGACCACTGCCCGCCGCATGAGGTTTCGCCCGCGACGCGGGAGGAGTGCGCGCGAGGCTGGCCTTTCCTCTGCGAAACGGTAGACCGCAACTGGACGCAGCTGCGCATTGAGCACCTGCATCCAGCACAACAGCTAGCCTGGACGGCGGAGTGCGACCCGCTGCTGGTCGGCCTCACCCCAGAACGCCGCGCGTTGGCGCTATCACTCATTGACGCGGATGGGTGGCCTCACCCCTGCACGCCACGGCGCGGGCATTGCTTCGAGTTCGACGCGCGGGGGTTTGAACACCAATGACCGAGCGCATCTACACCGAGGCCGAGCTGCGCGCGGAGAAGCCCCGGGGGGAGCTGCTCGTGCGCAATGACAAGGGCGTGCTCTTCCGCGTGTTCGCGTGCTGGGGCTGCCAGACGTGCTGGGCCATCGATCCCGAGGCGGACACGATCGAGCAGGCCTGTCCACACTTTCTCTCTGCGAAGCCGGTGGAAGAATGACCCTCACCCGAGAGCAAGAGGGTGTGATGCAGTGGGCGTTTGAGACGAGTGCTCTATTCCGCGTCTACTGCGCGCGGTTTCTCTACTGCATGCGCTGGCTGCGCGCGCTGCGGTACGCTCAGCTGACGCTGACCGCGTCTTGGCTCGCCGTGGCGTTTTCCGGGCACGCTTTTGGTTGGCTCGGGTGGCTCAACCTCGCGGTCTCGGTGGGAGTGGTCGTGGCTCGCGTGTGGCTGACCTCGCACGTCGACCGCCTGCAAGAGCAGATCGGCGCCGAACTAGCCCGGGAAACGGCGCGGCTGGTCGCGTTCCTGGGTGAGGGGGCACCATGGGGGCAGGCATGACCTGGCCCGACGCCGTCTACCAATCGATTCAGGCGCTTTGCTGGACGTTCGTTGTGTGGCGCTGCGGCAGCGCGCTCTACCGGTATTGGAGGGATGAGTTTTGAAAGAGATTCAGCATCGAATGCAGTGCAGCGCGCGGCTCGGTGGCTCGGTGTGCGAGTGCGGCGCCGTGCACGTGGCGCTCTTCGCGCGCGAAAAGCTCGCGATGGACGTCATCGAATGGGCGCGCAGCGTGGCTTTATACTGGGGTAGATGCCCAGACCTGAAAGAGCTTTCACGCGAAACCATCACGACAATCGGGTTTCAGCATGCTGTGGAGCAGCTCTGCAAGGCCATCGCGGAGTTCGACCGGCGGGAGACCGAGGAGTGATGGAGACACACGAACGCCTCTGCGACTGGCGCGGCGTCGCCGTCGCGGATGCTTGCCCCGGCTGCGGCGCGAGCGGGGTCAAGGCGTATCCGAGTAGCGCGACCTGGCACGGCGGGCCCGGGGGGCAGATGCTCACCCAAGACGTGTGCGACCAGTGCTGGGGCTCGGGCGACCTGCGCCACCCCTGGCCCAATCGGCGCGAGATCGGGGCCAAGTTTCAGGAACTCGCCCAGCGCGCCGCTAGCGCCCAGGAGCTCGAGGGCGCACGCGAGAGCGTGGCGCAGCTGACGCTACTAGCAGCGGACTACAGCGGGCGTCTGAATGACGCGGCGCGGCTGCTGGAGATGGCCGGCGACAACTGGCGCAAGTGTCTCGCGCAGAACGAGAGGCTCATCGCGGCAGGTGAGGCGCAGGCGCAGGCGCTACAAAGGCGCCAAGACCAATCCGACCACTGGGAAGCGGAGTATCTCGTGGCACTCATCGCGATTCATGCAGCGGCCATCTTGCTCGATGACGTCCTGTTCGAGAAGGGCTGCGGCGCCGACCCACGGGTGACGGCGTGGCTCTCGCAGCCCGTGGTGCTCACGGCGCGGAGGAAAGGACAATGACGGAGTGGTGTAAGTACTGCGGCGAGGGCGACGGCGTGTGCGAGCGCTGCCGGCTGCGTGCCGAACTCGCGTTCGCCCAGTCGCAGCGCGACGACAACGAAAACGCCTGGCAGTGCGAGAAGAAAAAGCGCGAGGCGGCAGAGGCCGAGCGGGACGGCTTACTTCGCGAGGGCCTGCGCTGGGCTGACGAGATGGACGCGATGGGCGAGCGACTCACGCGCTACCAGCGCCTCGCCGTCACCTGGAAACGGCTAGCCAAGCTCTACCGCCGACAGATGCGAGAGGACTCATGAGCGACGAACGACCCACACCACCCGAAACGCCCGAGGCAGAGGTAGAATTGACTTGGGCCGAGATGATTCTCGACGGCGCGCCGCCCGAGGCCGTGTTTGCGGCCGTGGTCATCCTGTACGCGAAAGACGGCGACGGCGTGTTCGAGGCGGGCAGCCTGGGCGTGAAAGGCATCATGTTGCACCCGAACTCGAGCGCCGCGACGAACACCGGCAAGGTGGAGCCGTCGTTCATGGTGGGCGCGAAAGCGCTTCGCGACCTCGCCGACCAGCTCGAGCGCTACGCCGACCAAGCAGGCTTCGTCAATCATGGCGTCTCGGGCGTGTCCAAGATGCGTCGGGGGGACGCCTGATGCCCAAGAAAAGCCCAGAATTCATCGAGACCGTCTACACCGAGATTGGTAAGCGCATTCGATGGCTGCGCGAGCAACGCGACTGGTCGAGCAAGCAACTCGGCGACGCGCTCGGTCTGCACATGAGTGTGGTGAGCACCTGGGAAACCGCGAAAGCGCGGGTGCGGTTTTCCGATCTCGTGCGCATTGCTCACGTGTTCGGGGTCACGCTCGAGCTGTTTCTCGCGGACATCGATCCAGCGGATTGCCAGCCCAGTGCAGCGCTCACCGCCGCGCGCAAGCAGCGCAGCAACCGAAAAAAGAAGGGTAGGGAGAAGTGAGGGAGAATTGGCCACCAAAAAACCAGGCAAAAAGAAAGCCGTCTACGATGACCCGTTTCGACGTGAGGTCGTGCGGGCCTTCGCGGAGCTGCGCAAGAAAGACCCGGAGGCGGGGCTCTCGCGCTTTGCTCATTCGCGCAAGCTCGGGCCAACGGTCGTCTTTACTTGGGTGCAGCGCTACGGCCACGAGTTTGGGCTCTCATTGCCAGCGAAACAGCTCGACGCGCAAAAGCGCCGTGTCGTGGGGCGCGTGCTGCTCGATGGGACGACACACAAGCAAATCGCCGAGGAGGAGGGCCTCACCTTGAGCACCGTCGACGGCTGGGTCTATCGCTACGGCGGGCAGCTCCGGGCCGAGATGGGTCTCGCCAGCGCGCCCGAGCCGAGCGCGCCGCCCGGCGCCGCTGCCCAGGCCGACCCTACGATGGTCGTCACGGGCAGGCCCCGATTGGAGCCCAAGCAACCCGCGCGCCGATGGCGACCCCCGAACTCGCTGCGCGGCCCGCAGCCACCACCCCAGCCACCACCGTTGGCGCGCGAATTGTGGGAGGAGCCAAGCGACCCCGTGCTCGACGACCCGGCCGCCGCGCACGCGCTCGTGCGTCGAACGCTACACGAGCAGCGGCAAGGCAAGCTGTTCGAGACGAACGGCATCACGCGCGAGCCGCCCCCGGGCGCCAATAGCGAGTTTCTGCAAAAGGCCCTGAAGCGGGCATTACGCGAACGAGATGCAGCGCTCTTGCTCCTCCGCATGGAGATGCAGAGCCACAACCCAGAGGAGGAGTAAGTCATGGCCCAGTCATCCGCAGCCGTATCCAATCGTAGCCCCAAGAGCGTACCACCCAAGAGCAGCAAGAAAGGAAAGGGCCTCACTGCTGCGCAGAAGCGACGGCAGAGCTCCGCGCAGCTGATGTTGATTTCCGGCGGCCAGCCCGCGGGGATGCCGGAGCAACCCAAGCCCTTTGCCTTTCAAGCAAGGGCCAGCAAGATTTCGCGCAACTTGATGGGGCGCGGCCTCGACGTCGTCATCGTCAGCCCCACCGGCTCGGGTAAGACGGTCATGGCAGGGCTCACCGTGCAGGGCGTGCCCGCCGACGAGGTCATGGCGGTGAGTCATAGCAACGCTCTCTGCGACCAGCTCGCGGAGCGCTTGTGTCCGCAGTCGGTCACGGTGCAAGGCGTGCTCGCCGGATGGCGCCCCGTCAAGCCGCCGCGGATTATCATCTGGGATGAGAGCCACCACTCGGAGGGCGAGGTCTGGCGCACGCTGCGCACGGAGATATTCCCGAAGGCGCAGCTGCTCGGGCTGACGCCGTGCCCCCAGCGCAGCGACGGGCGCGCGCTCGCGCAGTTTGACGAACTCGTGCAGGCGGCGACGTACTCCGAGCTACTCGAGCTTGGCATCATCGTGCCGTGCAAGGTGAGCGGCCCCGAGGCGATCTATGGCGACAAGCGGCCCGACCCGGTCAAGGCGTACCTAAAGGGCGCCGCCGGTAAGAAGACCATTCTCTTTCTGCCGGACACCACCGTTGCCGACGAGTGCACCAAGCAGCTCACTCGCCACAAGATCGCGGTCGGCTCCTATCACTCGAACATGCCGCGGGGCGAACGCAAGGCGCTGTTTTCCAAGTTTCGCACGGGGGAAATCATGGCCATCTGCACCGTGCACGCGTTATCGGAGGGCATCGACGTGCCCGACGCGCAGGTCGGCATTCTCGCGCAGCGCTGCGAGAGCATGAGCCTCTACATCAACAGCGTGGGCCGCATCCTGCGCAGCGCGCCCGGCAAGCGCGAGGCGCACCTGATTGACCTGACCGGCGCGAGCCTCCGACACGGTAACCCCTGCACCGATCATGACTTCTCTCTGTTCGGCGCGGGCGTCTACCGCAAAGAGGACCGAGAGCCCGTCGAGCGGGGCGAGGTCGACCGGACGCCGCTGCCCACCTACGACGCAAAACTCGTCACCTGGTATGACGTCAAGTGGCCGACGCAGGACGACAAGCGCCGACAGATGGGCTGGCTGCGCCGGCACGCGCAAGCCAACGGCTACGGCGAGGAGACGGCCGACACGGCGTTCCGGGCGCTGTTTGGCGGCAGAGCGGAGGCGGCGCAGTGACCTACTCGAAAGAGGAGCTCGAGGCGATGCTGCGGGGCATGCGCAAGGCAAGTAGCGCTTTCTACCGCGACGCGGTGCGCATCGGTTGCCATCCGTTTATCGAGTTTACCGGGCTCATGAACGAATTCATCAACCTGTGTGAGGCCGCGCACGCGCAGGGGCAGGACTTCACCGAGACCAGTATCCACGGCTCGGGCAAGCCGCTGCCGATGCAGCCCTATCACAGAGATTATCTCAACGAAAAGCTCGAGTGCATTTACGGCACGAGTCTCGCTGCTCTGACGGGAGGCGCGCAATGATTACCCGAGCAGAGTACGAGCGCCAGCGCCGGGAGCTGGAACATTTCCACGACGCGATCGACCGCGCCGCACTCTTGAGTTCGGAAGCGCGGGAGCGCGACGCGACGCTCAAAGAGCGCGCGCCGTTCGCCCTGCACGTCGTGCAGCACCGGCGGCGGCTCTGGTCGCAGCTGGCGACGCCGGCCGCGAACAACCTGCTGCTTCTCGACCGCAAGGTCATTAGCCAGGCGTTCGCCCATGGGGGCGAGATTGACTGGAAAAGGGTCGATCTAGCGCTGTTCGCCCTGTGGGCGGAGCTCGTGGGGGTGAGCGATGACTAAGCCCAGCTTTCACTTTGACCCTTTTTTCACCAAGCTCGAGGCGCCATGACCTGGCCCGAACGCTGGGATATCGAGTGCCTCGACTCGATCACCAAGTACCCGAGCATCCCAAGCTATCACGAGCACGGCGACCGGGGCCGGCTCACCGAGGAGCTCTCGATCCGCTTCGAGCCCGAGGAGGAATGGGAAGCCACCGAGAAGATGGACGGCGTGAGCGCGCGGATCATTCTCACGCCGTACGGCTGGTTGCTGGGCAGCCGTGACCAGCTGCTCACTCACGAGCACGATGTCGTGCGCAACCCGCGCTTACGTATCTGTGAGACGCTCGTGCCGCTCGTTCAGGGGTTCGACAGTACTGGACAGGACAGTATCGTCTGCGTGTATGGGGAAGTGTACGGCGGCCACAAAGGCGAGCTCGGCAAGCGCAGTCACCACTACGCGCCCAACGGAGAAACGGGCTTTCGCGTGTTCGATGTCGTCGACCTCTGCCTGCGAGAAGCAGCGTTATTATTCAGGCTTCCCCTGCAGAAGATTGCCCAGTGGCGCGACGTTGGAAACCAACCGTTTCAGAGTCGGGGCCAAGTGCAGCACTGGTGCTCGCTCTTGCGCCTCGAGCATGTGCCGCTCCTCACGGGCGGCACCGGCAAAGACCTGCCGAAAACTCTTGCAGAGAGTTACGAGTTTCTGACAACGTGCTCTCCTCAGCAATCGCGCGCGGGGCTATTGGGGCAATCTGCGCGGCCTGAGGGGCTGGTCATCCGCAACCCGTCGCGCACCAAGATCGCAAAGCTGCGTTTCGAAGATTACGAACGCACGAGCCGAGTGGAAACCACCGTGTTCCCACCGAGGGAGAAAGTCGAGTCGACATGACTGCAGTGGGATTGATGCATACGACGGCGCAGCTCTTGGCCATCTGCCAGCCGTTTCCGGAGGAGCACCGAGATGGGATGCTCGCGGCCGTACTCGAGGCGGTCGCGGTCCTCGACCCCTTGCCGGCGCAAGACCGGCGGCGCGTCGTGCAGGCGGTCGGGCTGCTCTCGCACGCCGAGAGCCTGGCCGTCGATTACCCCGCCGTCGAGGGCCGTGCGCCCGCCAATGGCTCCCCCCGGGGGCTGGCGCCAGTGGTCTACGCGCCGCCCCCCGACCCAGCCACGTTCGAGCTCGAGTCGCCACCGAGTGAGCCCGAGTCGGCTCGAAAACGTGCTGGGGGCCACGGCAACGCCGCGCTCACGGACGCGCAGGTGCGCAGGTTCCGCAAGGCGTTTGCGGCGGGCACGATGCGTGTGGCGGACATCGCGGAGACGACCGGCCTCAGTCAACCGAGCCTGTACGCGATGCTCAAGGGGCAAACCTACCGGCACGTGCCGCTCGAACCGGAGTGAGGGAGACATGAAAGTCAACGGATACAAACTGCGTGAGGCCCTGCGGCGCTGGCAACTGCGGCGCGAGACGGCGGCCTCGCAATTCAAGACGTCGCTCACGGCGTTTCCAGGCGAGGACAAGCCGAGCCCGATTGCGCTGGCCGATACCATGCACCGCGCCGACGTGGCCATAGCGCAGCTGCAAACGGCGCAGACGACCTATAACCTACGCGCGGTCGTGAATTTCGGAGTCGGGCCTTTGCCGCTGCTCGCGCTGGTCAAGAGTGTCGGCGCTTGCCTGCGGCTCGAGAAGCTCTGGCGCGAGGCCGCGGTCGTCAAGAAAGACAAACACATTTACTACAGCAAAGACCCCGAGCTCCGCGACGCAGACCAGATCGCCGCCGTGCGGCAGGTCTCGTTCGAGCAGGCCGCCGAGCGAGCTGCTGCCGCCGCGCAAAAGCTCGGCGCGCTGCGCGAAGCCATCGCGGTCGGCAACGCCCAGGAGCTCGACATCGAAGACTTGTCCGGTTCACTTTTCGAGTGAGCCGGTGAGCGGGCGCGCGTTTCTTTCAGGAGCCGCGCGCGTCCGTGGGGACGTTCACTGCAACCTCGCCCGGATGGGCATCACGCCGCTACCTTGTAAGTTGTTGGCAACTCCGCGAGCCGCACAAATTGCCATGGTCGAAGAGGCTCCCTGCTTTGGGCCCGACACCTGCCCGCAAACCGACTGCACTCGCGTCTGCTCTCGAAATACTCTGTGCTCTAGTGAACTTTCCCAAAACTGCGCGGCTAGCTCAATTGGCAGAGCAGTGGGTTTTTAACCCGCTGGTTCGGGGTTCGAGTCCCCGGCCGCGCACTGCGATCATCGAAAGCAACCGTGCAGCTAGCTCAATTGGTTAGAGCGCTCGATTCCAAATCGAGAGGGTCAGGGTTCGAGTCCCTGGCTGCGCGCAGAGACCCAGCGAAAGGAAACCCCGCCATGAGATAATGGCAAACACCCGTAAGACCCGGCGCCCCGAGTGGGCGCTAAAACCCCTGCGCCGCGGTACCCTGCGGCTCTGTGATCGGTGCTTGCGCGACAGCCCGCGCTGTCAGGATAGCCTGCGCGGCAATCGCAGCTCGCACCGGCACGACACGTGGAAGAATCACCGCGCCCGGCAGTGGTACCGCGAGCGCGAGAAAGCAGGTTTCATGAACGCCCCCGACGTAGCTCATTTCTTCGATGACCCCGCCCACGAGGGCAAGATCCGCTTTGCCGTGATCGACCGCTCGGGCGATACCCGGTTCACCTGGGATCCGAACGTGCCGGCCGAGGTCGACGCCGCGCGCAGCATGTTCGAGCTCTACACCAATCCCCCGAGCAAGGGCGGCAAGGGCTACGCGGCGTTTCGCGTCGAGGGCGCGTCGTCGATCGCAGGGAGCACGGCCGGCGTCAAGGGCGAGCAGGTGCGGAGCTTCGACCCGAGCCACCAGCGACTGATTTTCGCGCCCGCGCTCGTCGGAGGATGAGCCATGCCGACGATTGCGACGACGTACCCCGTCGGCACGGGGGGCTTTCTCTACGGCGAGGGTACGACCGGCAGCGGTAACACCATTCGCTGGTGGCGCACGACGGAGACCGTCACCTCGGCTACGGCGACGGTCCTCACGGACACTTCGGACGGAGTGCTCTACTGGCCCACGGTCACCACGACGGGCGCGGTAGGCTGGGTCTTGCCGCCGGCCGAGTTCCGCCGCGAGTATGTGCAGCGCTTTCGTGAGCCGGCTGACATCGTGGAGCCGGGCGATCAGAGCGCCGCGCGGTTTTTGGAGCGCCGAGCGCGGGAGCGTCAGAGGGTCGCGCAGATGCAGCGGAGCGTCGATGCGGTCATGCTCCGCGCCTACCAGGAGGGTACGCTCCAGCAGGACGCCCACGTGCGCGCACGCGCCGAGCACGTGCAGAACGAGGCCCGCGAGCGAGCCCGAGCGCTCCTGCACCGGCATCTCTCCGACCGCCAGCGCATCTCGCTCGTGCAGAGTTCTTACTTCGACGTGCGCACGGCGAGCGGCCGGCGCTACCGCATCCGCCAGGGCCGCGTACGGAACGTCGACCAGCTGAACGATGAGGGCTTTCGCGTGGCGACCTACTGCGCGCACCCCGGCATCGAATGCCCCGATGAGGACACCATGCTGACGCAGCTGCTCTGGCTGCAACACGATGAGGAGCATTTCCTCAGGATCGCGAACCGCTCATGAACGGAGAAACCAAAGCAGAGGTGCAGGCGCGCATCGCGGAGCTCTCGAGTGAGGTGCAGGCCGAGCAAGCGTTCGAGCGCATGGTCATCAATACGCGCACCCAGCTCGAGGCGACCGCGGGCGGCGGTCAGGACATCGCGGCTCGTCGAGACCTCGACTTGGCGTCGTCGCCGGGGCATCTCTCGTGGATGCTCTCGCAGGCGCTCGGCTTCTACCGCGCGCAGAAAATCGGCAAGGCGCATCGCTGGCTCGGTTTCGTGCAGGGCAGCATGCACGCGGATGGCTACGCCACCCTCGAGGAACTCAAGCGCTGCAACATGCCGCCGGGCGCCGAGTACGACGCAGAGAGGATCTCGGGGTGATGGGGCCGGAGGAGCGCGCGCGGCTCTGCCGACTCGCAAACCAAGCGATCGATCAGGTCGTCGAACGCTTGCGCGTCGCGGGCATGCCCGACGTGGGGGTTTGCGGCGCCCTGATCGTCAAGTACGCGCTGCTCGCGCGCACCTCTGGCGCCACTCTCGAGCAAGCAATGGAGCAAGCGATCGAGAGCGTGGCGCGCGAGTTCGGAGTAGACACGACCGTCACACACCGCCACCTCCAGCGCGACCCTAGGAGAAAACCCTCATGACCGACGCGAAAAAAACCCTCCCCGCAACCCAACCCGTCGAGCGCAACGAGAGCACTTCCTACGAATATCATCTGCCCCTCTCGCTCATCGTCGATGAGCTGCCCCCCGACGCCATCGCTCGGCTCGAGGAGGGCTGGCGGGTCGACATTTACTCTGGCGGTGATGAGACCGAGCCGGTCCATTCCACGAAGCGGTACCTTTCGGTGACGCTCCGTCAGCAGCGGCTATTCAAGCCAGACGCGGCGGGCGAGCTCACTCTGCAGACCCACGACGCGCCCCTCGACCGCTGCGTGAGCAAGGGGGAGCTCGCGGAGATCCTGAAAGCAGAGTTTGAGCGCCGCTTGAAGCTGCCGAGCGGAGGGGAGCCCCCCGCGTGACTCGCGTTGAGGCCCAGACCCTGGCCGAGGAACTCGTGCTGCGCATGGCGCGAGACTCGTTCCGGCGGCGGCGCATGGGCTGGGATGCCGTCGCGACCACGTTCTGCGGCGGGATCCGCGCGCTCTTCGATGTCATCGAGGCACGCGGGCAGGTCAAGAGCAATGCCATGGTGATGATCGCCGCCTGCGCGATCGAGGTCTTGCGCGAGACGTTCGCCAACTGTGGGGAGACGGCCGAACAGATCCGCGAGCAGCATCCGCTCGGCACGGGAGGGTCGGTCAATTGAAATGGTTTGGCGAGAGCTGGGGCGCGCCGTGCTGCGACCCCGAGGACCACGTCGAGACGCCCGATGGCGAGGCCTGCCCGGGCTGTATTCGCAGCATTCGCCCGGGAGACTGCGGATTCGTGCTCGCGGCCGTGCTCGAGGATGGCTTTGTCGACTCGATCGCGTGGCACCGGACCTGCTTTATCAAAACTCTCATCCCTGACGCCCACCACCCGAACTGTGCAACCCGGCGCTCGCCCGTGCGCGCGTGCGATTGCATCGACCTCGAGGACGTATGAGCGACTGCACGCATCGCGCGGCCGTGTGCGAGAGCTGCGGCAAATGGCTGGGCGACCAGCTCAAAGACTCTGGCCCCGGCGGCGGCGCGGCATCCCCTCCTGCCGCCGCTGGGGCTGGGCTGACTTCTGGGCCCGGCGAGGGCAACCAAAGCGAGGGAAACCCCGCCGGGCCCGGGATACCGATCGCCGAGCACGCCGCCCTGCAGGACCAGCTCCTCGGCGAGATTGCGGCGCACCAAGCGCTCGACGGGCAAGTGGCGCTGCTCTTGCGCCGCCTGCGGCAGCGCAACGAAACGATCCGGGAGCTTTCCAAGGGCAAGATCGAGCTGGGCGACGATGACCGGCCCCCGACGACCGCGGCGCGCCTCTACCATGGGTTCTGGAGAGCGAGCATACTCGAGCGCGACCGGCTCGAGAGGGAGCTGATTGCGGTGTGCAAATCACATCAGGCCACGAACAAAGGCAATGACCGGCTCACGCGGCAGCTCGAAAAGCTCGGCCGTAGGATCGGCGTTCTGCGGGCCATGGCGCGGTACTGGCAGCGGCAGGAGGAGGCTATCCGCTACACCACCCGCGTCACGCTCAACGCCTATCGCCGCAATCAGCGGCTGCTGTTGCTCGAACGGGACGCACTTCGCGTACTTGCAGAAACCCTCATGAAAGGGTCGCAGTTTGAACGCTGAAAACGATGCCAAGCTCTGCGAGGCCTTCCCGCTGCTCTACGCTGACCGTCACGGCGACCCGCACCACACGCTCATGTGCTGGGGCTTCTGCTGCGGCGATGGCTGGTTTACGCTGCTCTGGGGTTTGAGCGAGGAACTCGAGGCGCTCATCCGCGAGCAGCCCGAGGCAGACCAGCGGCTCATCTGCGCCATGCAGGTCAAAGAGAAGTTTGGCGGGCTGCGCTTCTACATGAAGGCGAGCACGCCGGCCATGAACGAGGCTATTGCGCGCGCCGAAGACAAAAGCCGGTCGATCTGCGAGGACTGCGGCGACCCGGTCACGGGCGGGCCCGTCAACGTGCGCGGCCTCGTGAGCACGGTCTGCCTCGAGCACTACGCAAAGCGGCTCGCCCAGCGCAATGAGCTGCTCGGGCCAGAGAAGGTCAGAGGAGGGAACCAATGAGTAAAAAGAAGTCTCAACCCAAGGTGACGGTCGTGCTCCCCGTGCTCACCGAGGAGGAGGCCATGGCCTCGACGCAGGCCGTGCCCGTGCGCGACGAGCCGCGCCAGCAGTGGTTTACGATGACGCTCGACGCTCAATGGACCGAGCGCCTGGAACGGCTCGCGCAGCCGACCGGCATGACCCCGCAGGCGTTCATGCAAACGCTGCTGCGCCGGGCCTGGGCGAGCCTGCCCCGGAGCCTGCGGCGTGATGAGGACCCCAGCCACGAGGGGCAGCGGTGAGCGTCTGCGCGCAGTGCGGGCACGGGCCTCTCGATGACGAGAGCCTCTGCCCGAATTCTAGCTGTCAGTTTTCGGCCGCTGCCACGCGCCGCGCGTTCGTCCGCTGCGTCGCGGCGGGGATCATCGTCCGCGGGCCGACCCGCGACGTGGAAGGGGCCTGGGCGGTCGCCCAAGCGCTTTGGGACCGTAAGCCGGAGGGCTGCTGATGACGTGGCCGGAGGCCTTCTTTGGCGCCGTGTGCGTGCTGGCGGCTGCATGGGGGATCCCCCGTTTCATCCGGAGCTTGACCGAATGACGCTCTTTATCGAGACCTGCCCGCACTGCAACGCAAACCTCATGGGCGGGGAAATCCCCGAGGAGATGCGCGGTCACTTCGACGGCCAGACGCACGGGACGCGGCTCGTCGGCGTCTACGACTGGGGCCGAGACCGCACGAGCCATTTCGAGTGTCCGGACTGCAAAGGAGCCATCGCGCGCAGCGTGGCCATCCCCGGCAAGCAGCCCATGGGCTATCGGACATTCGACCTCAAGCCGAGGGAGCCGGCCCGTGCCAAAGACTAAGCACGACTACTACGTCACGTGGAACGCGCGAGATGGGGAGTACGTGGCCAAGTGCCCCCTGGTGCTCGACGTGAGCGGGCACTCTCGCGAACCGCTGCGCGCACTGCAGGCCCTCATCCTAAAGTTGCAGGAACGCGGCCTCATCGAGGAGGAGTGAGCCGCGCGGGCCAACACCTCGCCGGTATTCGCGCCGTGCGCGGGCTCACCCTCGCCCAGCAGGCGGCGCGGCTCGGTTGCTCGCGGCCGTTCATTTGCGACGTCGAGCACGGTTACCGCAGGCTCTCGCTCAAGGCGGCCGCGCACTGGGCGCGCGTGCTCGAGTTTGACCTCGCCCCGCTCGTCGAGCGGATCTTGCAGGACCAGATCGATCTTGCCGAGTTGCCCTATCGGGTGCGCGTCAGGGAATGACGGGAATCATCGTTCACCTCTTTGGGGAGCCGCCCGCCGTCGAGGGCGCTCCGGAGCAAGCCCGCAAAGACTGGCGTTGCTGGCCACACTCGCCCATCGTCGACGAGACGAGTCGAACGGTCACGTGCAAGCGCTGCAAGACGCTGCTCGATCCGATTGATGTCCTGCTACAGGTTGCGAGCGAGCACGCCCGCTGGGTGCAGCTCGGCGAGGAGCAGCGCCTGCTCGCTCAGCAAGTCGGCCAGCTCAAAGAGGAGGAGAAGCGCGTCCGGGCACGCACCAAAAGTCACTCGCGCAAAGACGCCGACGAGGCCGTCGCCGCGGAGCGCGCGCGCCACGAAGAGCAGCGGCTTCACGTGCTCACGCGCACCGACGAGATCCGGCGCTGCCTAGCGCGTATCGATCACCTGATGGGGGCGCCTAGAACGTCAAAGCGGCGGTAAACGCCGCGACCGCCGCCGCTTTTGCCGTGATGCCAGCGGCCGTGAAATGGCAGCCGTCGGTATCGTAGTACGTCGTGTTAAACGGGTCGGTGAGGTTCGTCGCCGTCGAGAGATCGAGCAAGTAATCATAGTGCTGGGGGTTGTTGCGGAAGTAGTCGCAGCACTGATCGAACGTCGCCTTGCGCCCGGGGTCCCATGCGGAAAACGAATCCGTGTAGGTGCCGCCGTCGCTCTTCTGCGCCCGGGGCGTCGGGACATGAAAGGCGAGTTTCCACCCGAGCGCGCGCGCCGTGGCGAGGTAGCTGATGGCCGCGTCGCGCGCCGTAGCAAAGCTCGCGCCGAGGTTCTGAATGTGATTGCCCAGCTCCTGGTATTGCAGGAGGCAGAGCCGGTTCGGGTTGTAGAAGCGATGGACGACGCTCGAAAACTCGCTCGCGAGCGCGGGCGTCGAGATGCCGCCGGTCCCCTTGTTCTGCCCCGTCCAGACGAGCGCCGGGTGGCTCGCTTGGTTCTGCGCGAGCAGCGTGGTCAGGGTGTCGCTGTAGTCGAGGGTCAGCGAGTTACCGTGAAAAACCGTGATGGCCTGCCGGGGCGTGCTCGCGCTGATGGCGGTAAACGTGGTGCTGCTGCCGCCCACGCTCGACGCGCTAGCGGCGCTCACGCCCCCGCCGATGACGCTCGCGAGAAACTGCACCGGCGTGCCCGTAAACGTGCTCACGTCGGCATCTCGAAGTTCATGAGGTTCGTCTCCTCGGCGAGCGTGAGGTCGGGCCCGTTGAGGATGTAGAAGTTCGGCCCCAGGCTGCCGTTGAGGCAGAGCGACGGCGTGCCGCTGTTGTTCAGGTTGCCGATGACGGCATTGCCCGTGGCCGCCGGCAAGACGCCCAGCGTCGGCCCCGTGCCGAGGTTACCGAACGTGAGCACGCTCGCGAGCCCGTTGACGTAGAGCTTCAGGCAGCCGTCGCCACCGACGCTCGAGTCGTAGAACAGTCGCGCAAAAAACCACGTGCCCCCGGGCGGGAGATCATTGACGGCCCCCCGGGCAAAGCGCCCGTTGGCGCCCGACATGTAGACATCAGCGCGCAGGCGCCGCGAGGCCTCGATAAAGAATTGAATCTTCGGCACGCTCGCCCCGCCCGTGCCGGTCGAGATCGAGAAGATGGCCTCTTGGTTGTTCGTGGGCTGCTTGACCCACACCGCCCAGTGAAAGCGCGTGGTCGAGTTGTTCTGCGCCGTCAGCGGCCAGGAGAGCGAGCTGCTCGCCCCGGAACTCCAGGTCGCGATCGGCAGGCCGTTACTGCTCGTGCCATTGACCGGGCGCCGCGCGTCCGTCGTCTGCACGGCGGGGTTGCTGTTGAGAATGTCCGGCACGCTCGAGTAGCCGACGCCGGTGACGGTGCCGTCAGCGAGCCGCAGCCAGCAGCTCGCGAGCTGCGCCGGGTGGAACGCGCCGCCCTTCTGCCGATGCCAGCGCCGCAGCGCGCGCGCTCTCGGGTGTTGCCGGTCGAGCACGCGGCGGGGCTCTCAGGTGGGGCGGTCGAAGGCCATCAGCGCAGCGCCCTCGGCCGCGGTGAGGTCGCCCGCAATGCAGTAGATGTTTGGCCCGAACGAGCCGATGGGGCTAAAGAACGGCGTGTCACTGTTGCTCTGGCCGCCGAGCAAAATGTTCCCCGTCACCGTGGGCAAGACCCCGAGCGTTCCGCCCGCGCCTTGGTTGGTGTAGCTGCCCGTTACCGCCACCTCGTTTACGTAGAGCTTCAGGCAGAGATCGCCGCCGATGGAGCTCACGTAGGCGAGCCGGTAGAACGCCCAGACGCCCGCGGAAAAGACGTTGCCCGTGCTGGTGAGCGTGCGGCCGTTGCCGCCGGAGATGTATGCGGTCGCGCGCGCCTTGGCGTTTTCCACCTGCATCGAGAGCTTGGTCGCGCTCGTGCCGCCCGCGAGCTCGATGATCGAGACGTTGGCCGCTGCTACGCCGGTGAGCTTCATCCAGAGCGCGTAGCCGGTGTTATCGACCTGATTGTTCGATGCCGCGACGGGCCACACGATGACGTCCGTCCCGTCGCTATCGGCGATGGGCAGCCCGTTGGCGGCCGTGCTCGCGGCCCATTTGCGATCGGCGTCGGTCTGGTTGGTGGGGTTCGAGTTGAGGACGTCGACCACCACGTCGTACTCGCCCGCGTTCGGCGTCGATGCCGCGAGCCGTAGCCAGGCCGAGAGCTTGGCGCCGAGCTGGGTGGGGTAGAACGAGCCGCGCGGCCTCAGGAAGCGCTTGCGCCCGCGTACCCTCGGGTGGGTGCGCTCGAGCAAGCGGTTAGCTCTCTTCCCAAAAGACTTCTACGAACAGACGGAGCGTGCCCGTCGCGCCCAGCGCAATCGGGACCTTGATGATAAAGCCGGTCCCGGGCTGCAACAGCAGCCCCTTGCAGTGGTCGCTGCCCTCGGGGCTCGGCGTCCAGATCAGATCGCAGCCGCCCTCTTGCACGGTTGCGCTCGCGGCGAGCTCCGTCCAGCTGTCGCTCGCAAAGGCGTGCGTCTTGATGGTCGGGCTGCCCGCGTGGCTGAGCGCGCCCGTCGTCGCGATGCGGATGTTTCCCGTCTGCGCGACGCTCGTCTGCTGGGGCTTGGGCCCGGGGTCAGGCCCGAGCCGGCGGATCGCGTCCGTGCCTCCCGCTTGATCCGAGAGGTCGGTGCCGCCCGTGTAGTCGGCGACCGGCGACCCGAACGCACTTACAAAGTGCGCAGAGAGGGCAATCTCCTGCGCCGTAGGGAAGCCCGTCACCGTGCGGGCCTTTACGACCAGCATCTTGATGCGCTGGGCGACCTGGTTGGTGGTGGTGTCGATCTTCGTGGGCGGGTTGCGCCACGCAAACAGCACCCCGTCGGCGCTCACGGCGCCGGCCACTAGCCCGCTCCGGGCGGAAAGATTGAACTCGGCTCGTGCGCTCATCGAGCTGGGTTATGCGAGAGCTGCTAGGCTGCCCCCGCCCGCGCGCCGAGTGCGAAGGATCCCGGGGCTGAAGGGCGCCGACGCGCGGGCGCCTACGCCGCCGCCGTGCCCCGGGAGAGCCTCGCCAAGGGGTCGGCGCCCGCGATGCTGGGATTGGTGCGGCGGCTCGGCATCGGCCCGCCTGCGCCGTCCTGGGCCTTCTGGGCCTGCTCGTCGCGGTAGGCGTCGCGGGCGGCCACGAGACGCGGCGAGAGCGCCCGGTCGAGGTTCGCGCCCAGGCCAAATAGCAGATCCAGCCTCGAGCGCTGCGCGAGCGTCGGCCGGCTTTCGGCGAGCTGCTGCATCGCCGCGACTTGCAGCGCGGCATACTGGTCGGGCCAGAGCTGTTTCAGCGTGTCGACTTGCTCTTTGCGGGCTCGGTTGTTGGCGAGGTCGACGAATACCGAGCTCGGGTTCGTGGCGGCCGAGTAGTAGAGCGCGAACTGCCGGAGCGCGGTGCTGGTCGGCGGCGAGCCGTCCGGGCGCGTGAGGCTCGCGCCGATCGTGCTGGGCACCTTGCCTTGCAGGAACGCCACGACCTCATACGTCTTCTGCACCAGCCCGCGGTGCAGATCGGGCGCGGCGTCGCTCACCTCGCCGAGGCCATCTGACATTTCGTTGACCAGCGCGAGCGGGTCGCGCGCGATGCGTTGCAGGGTCGCTTTCTTCTGCTCGTAGGCGGCCGCGAGCGAGCCCGTGCCCCCGAGAAACGACGTCACCCCGGCCGATTGCGTGACGCCGGGCACGACGCGGATCGTTCGGGTCTTCTGCGTTGGCCCCGTGATGGCGCGCGCGGTCGTCTGGGTGAGGGTGCGGGTTTGCTCGTGCAGGAAATCGAGCTTGCTCCGGGTCTGCTCGTGCGCCTGGTGCTCGGCCTCGCTCGGCGGTAGCTCCGCGGGCTCGGCGTCAAGCGAGTCTTGCTCGGGCTCGCGCGTGATGACCTTCTGGTCGGTATTGCCCCAGGCCTCGGCGAGTTCTTTGAAGCCGAGCCCGCTCGCCGACATGAGCCCGACCCGCGAGAGGAACTCTCGATACCACTCCGAATCGTCGAGCGGCAGCACGAGGCTGTGATTCCACTCGCCCGCGTTGGTGATCAGAAAGTATTTTCCGATCTTCATGCGCCCGTCTTTGACGAACACCTTTTCGAAGGGCAGAGTGCGGCCACTCACGGCGCTCGAGTACGGCTGCCACATCATTTCAAAGTTGTCGCGCACGAGCTCGACCGGCACGGTCGCGTCCGATAGGTCGCGCAGGGTATCGATCTCCGACTTGAGCCGGGCGGTTTCCTCCGCGCCGATGTCGAGGCCGTGGTGGCCGCGCAGGAAGTGGTCAAAGAACGTATCGATGGCGAGCTTTTCTTGCCGCGGTGTGCCCCTGAATCCGAGATTGGGCCAGGCGTAGCGCCCGACCTCGATGCAGGACACGTGCACCTCGCTCCCGCCGAGCGCCTTATAGGTCGGCACCGCCGAGCGGAAGATCTCTTTCATGACCCCCTCGCCGGGCTTGCCGCTGTTTCGGAAATACGAGTGGCTCACCACGAAGCCGTCACTATCGGCGCGGAACTCGCGTTGCAGCTGCACGCCGCCGCCGTGGGCCTCGAACTCGACGCTGTTACGGTTGATCGTGACCTTGAGATCGGCGTGCGGGAAGTGCTTGGCGAGCTGGTTGAGCGCGAACAGCTCCTCGAGATCGCCGATGCTCAGATCCTGCCCGAACACCCGCTGCGCGCCGTTCGAGTCTTCCACGCGCAACTCGCCGATGCCGATGGAGCGGAGCTCGTCGATGTCCGGGAAGCCACGGGCATCTCCGTAGCTACCCTCTCCATACGGGTCGCTCTCGGGCGGGTTCTCGTCTAGGTATTCCTGTTTGCGCTCGCGACGCAGGCTGTCGATGCTTTCCTCGTACTCCCGCGTGAGCCGTGAGCCATTCTCCTCCCACGCTTGGCGGAGTTGATACTCTTCCCACGGGCTGAATCCGCCGGAGCGCTCGAGGTCTTTGAGCAGGTCGTCGAACTCGACGTCGGGTGTCGCGTCTGTCGGATCCATGCTGTCGTCCATCCTCACGCGCTCGCTGAGGGCCTCGCGGAGTTCGGACTCTGCGTTGAACCCGGGGGTGCCGAGCTGGTCATGGACGAACACCTCCTCGCCCGGCGTGAGCCCCTCGGGCTGCGCGCGGAGTGCTTCGATCACGTCGTCATTGTTCACCGCGTCTCGGCGCTCCTGGCGCGTGACCGTGTCTTGATCGAGACCCTGCGCACGCAGCTTGTCGCCGATGATCTTGTCGTACCTCCGCGCGATGGCCTCTTGGCGTTCTTCGGGCAGGTCGAGGCCGCCCATCAGCTCCGCGACGCGCGCCTCCTCCGCGGCCGTGCGCTGGCGAGCAATCTTCTCGTCGATCTCGCGCTGACGAATGCGCGCCTGCGCGGCCTGCTCATCGCGCAAGCGCGCCTCGCGAAAGCCGAGCTCGCGCTCGAGCGCGACGGCGGCCTCATTGGAGAGGTGCGCCTCGACATAGGCTCGCTCGCGAGAGTTCGGCTTTCGCCGCTGGCTGAGGACGAACTCATCGCCGAACCGCTCGGCGGTGTCGCGGATGAGCTGGCGCATCTCCTCCGGGCTCAGGTCGCCGTTGATGCGGCCGCGCAGCTCGCGCGTGCGCTTTTCCAGCGTTTCCGCCGTGAGCCCCGGCAGATCCACGACGCCGACCTCGCGCAGGTGGTTATAGGCGTGCTGAGCGCGTTCGTCGGCGTTGAGCGGGCGGGCTTGCAGCTGCTGCTCGCGGTAGCGCTGCATCGACCCCTCGAACGTCGCCTGCACGTATTCGCGCGCGCGCTCGTTCAGTGGCGGATGCTCCGACTCCGCCGACACGGAGTCCGTGAATCTCTCCGCACGCGCGCGGAGATCGGCGTCGGTCTCGAGTCGCAGGTCGACGGCGTCGCGCAGGCGGCCTTGCAGGTTGCGCACTCTCTGCAGGTCCTCGACCGGCAGATCGTTCTCCTGCAGAGCCGCGCCCGCGGCGGCGCGGCGCTCCTCGCTCACACGTTGGTTGAGCGGCGGCGAGCCCTCGATGGTGAGGGCGCCTCGCTCGCGCGGGAAACCGAGCTTCATTTGGATCGGCACCTCGCCTTGCTGGGGCTCGGGCAGGCCCAGGCGGCGGAAGTCTGCGCCAGCGCCGGGCTCGGGCGTAGCGCCGCCCGGCAGGGGTCGCAACCGGCTCCGCTCGGCAGCGGTCTCGAGCGCGGCCGTTGCCTTGCCGAGTTCAGCCATACCCGGACGCTGGCCAGTATGGGCCGCGACCTCCGACGAATACCGTTCTACGGCATTCATCACCAACCGGTGCCGCTGATGGGGGTCTCGAACGTCGAGGCCGTGCTCTCCGCTCTGGACGGAGCTGACCAATTCCGCGAGCAACTGCTCGGCGCTCTTGGCGCCCTCTCGGGCGGGGGTTGAAGCGGCGTCCTCTGCGACCGACGCGCCGCCCTCGACGACGCGCAGAGCGCCGCGCCGCGCGTCGACCTCGCGTGCCTGCATGATCGAGCGCGCGCGCTCGGCCGACGCCTTGAGCTCGGCACTCGCGTAGGCGAACTCTCGCGCGTTCGGGCGCCGGCCGATGTCGCGTTGGAAGTCGCCCACCCAGCGTGCGAGCTGCGCCTCGACGGCGCCGTTGGTGGTCTCGATGGTATTGCCGACGCCGTAGCCCTCGCGCAGGTCTCCGCCGAGCATCTCGAGCCGATTCTGCATGCGTGACGGCATGTCGCTGGGCTTCAGCTTCTTTAGGAGCTGGTCGCGCTGGGTTTCGAACGCGGTGAGGCTCGTCCGCTCCGGCGTCGGGAGCGGGTCGAGTCGACCGGGCTTGGCCAGGCGCAGCAGGAAGCGGTCACTCTCGACGAGAGCCGCGTTTCTCGCTGCCACGTCCGCCCGGAGCGCGTCGGAAACCTCCTGCTCGATGAATTCCCCGACTGGGTTATAACTCGGCGTCACGCGGACATGGATGTCCTGTTGATCGAGCAGCTGCTGCTGCGCGGCGCGGTGCTGCGCGTCGAGCACCGCCTCGGGCGAATCGAGCGGGATGCGTTCGCCACCGGGGGAGCGGTAGGAGCGCTCGCCTCGAGCGTAGTGATAGAGAATGTCAGCCGCTTCGTCGGCGCTGCGTTCGGACGCGATGCGTACGGCGAGCCGCTCCCGCGGCGAGATATTCCGCAACGCGCCCCCGAGCTCCCGCGAGAGCGCAGCGCGCCCTCCCCTCGGCAAAAAGAACGAGAGCAGGCCCACGCTCGCCCCCGCCGTTTGCTGATCGGGGTCATCGGTGAGCGCGGAGCCCGCGAGCAGCGCCGCGCCCGCAATCTTGGTGGGGTTGCGCTTCGCGGCGCCCTTGGCCCAGCCGTAGAGGCGACTGGTCCAACGCTTGCCGGTCTGCTCGGCGGCGCGCTCGGCAGCGCTCTTGGGGACGCGCGCCACGAAGTTCGCCGCGCGCTCGATGAGGGGTGAGGCGAGGTTGCCCACGACGTTACCGAGGCCGGCCCCGATGATCGCCCCCGGGGTCCCCCCGATGACGCTTCCGCCGAGCCCTCCAACGAGAGCGCCCGTCGCGGCATGGCCGGCGCGCGTGACCATCGCCTTGGCGGCTTTCTGCGCGAGCGTGAGCGGCGGCGCGGGAGGCGGCAGCTCCGGACCCAACAGGCGCGCGCCGAGCGCGCGGTCGGCGTTGGCGACGTGCTGCTCGGCGTCACGAATGAGCTTCAGGAGCGTTTTGTCTCCCGTCGTCGCGGCCACCTTGCGCGCCTGCTCGAGCATGAAATCGAGTTCCTCGCGTTCGGCGAGGTTATCGAGCTTGAAGCCAGAGCCGGCCTTGGTGCCTGCGGCGAGCGTCTCCATCGCGGTGTGATGCTTGGCAGCGCGGCCCCAGAGTTTCTCATCGGCCAGAGTTTCCTCGATGGCTTGGGAGAGTTCGTCAATGAGGGGCGAGCGCGCCTCGATGGAGGAGAGCGCCTTGCCCGCCGCGCGCAGCCCGCTAAACATCTTGGCGCCGCTATCGCCGAGCGACTCACTGAGGAGCTTGCCGGCGGATTCGACCTCGGCGTGGCCGGTGACGATCGCTGCGTGCTCGAGCTTGACGGCGAGATCGAGCGCGCGCTCGCCCTGGGCGGCGACGTCGCCCGTCACGGTCTTGGCGAGCACGCCGGGGCGAAACATCTTATCGGGCGCGGTCGCCATGCGCTCCTCGATGGAGGTGAGCGTCTCGTCGAAACCGCTCTGCGCTTGCTCGATGATCGGGCCTGCATTCTTGCGCAGCTTATCCGCGCGCAGCACCGGGTCGAGCTCCTCGGCCGCGTCGCGCAGCGCGGCCTCCTGCGCCGCACGCACGCTCTCGTCGAGCGCCGAGGCCGAGCGCTTGCCGAGCGCCCGCATCGCCTCGCCCCACTGCACGTGCGAGACCGCGTCGAGCAAGGCGTTGCCGAGGCCGTACACGCCCGCCATGCCGACCGAGTAGGGCTCGCCGGTCAGCGCGGTTTCGATACCCTCGCCCGTGAGCCCGCCCAGCATCGCGCGGCGGATCATCGCGGCGCCGCCCGCGCCCCGGACGGCCACGTTGGCGACGAGGTCGGCGGCGATGCCGCCCGCGAGCGCGCTCTTGGGATTGGCCTCGCGCCGCTCGAGCGCGGGGTCGGTATACGCGAACGGCGCGATCTGCTCGGGGTTCACATTGTCGGCCGGGTCGGGCCACATGTGCAGCAGATTGTTCGCGGCGTTGTTTACGCCTGCGGCCGTCTCGGCGAGCGTGGCGGCGCCCGTCTCGACGCCGGCCGAGAGCATGTCCCAGCCGCTACCCGATCGCTTCTGGATGTCGCGCGCGCGCACCTGCTCGGCCGTCGCGGGAGCAAACCCCGGGTATTCCGTGGCCGCGTCGTACCCCGCCACGACGGAATGCAGCTTGCCGTCCGGGTCGACGTAGTAATCACGACCGTCGCGGCTAAAGGGCTGCGCCTTGGGTGGGGGAGCTGGTTCGAGCGCATTGAACGCTTCGAGCTCCTCTGCGCTCTCGGGCTGCGCGACATCGCGGAACGCGACGTCGGGATCGGCCGAGTCCTCGGTCTCGATGTTTTTCGGACTGTTTGCCGCGAGCGCTGCCTTGCGCTGCGCGGCCTCCTCCGCACGCTTCTGTTCGATCCTGCTGGGCATTTTACTCGCTCCGCAGGTCGCCGCCGGGAGCGTTCATTTGCTCCTCCTCCGGCTGCGCGCGGCCGCCCTCTTTCGGGGTGCGGTCGAAGAGCGTCGCGGCTTCGCCGTAGCCTTGGCGCAGGTTGTTTTGCTGAAGCTCTACGCGCCGCCGGAGCATCGTCAGGACGCTGGGGATATCTGCGTCGCGCGTCGGTCGGTCGATGGCCGAGCCGAATTGCTTCTCGAGGCTCGCGGCGGGCTCACGCGGCGCGCCGTACGTTTGCGCCTGCTTGACGCCGGTCCAGAGCCGATTCACCTCGCGCGCCGTGTCGCTGCTGAGGAGCTCGATGCCAAAGGGCCGCGTGCCAGGGTCGGCCTCGCCGATGTAGGACTGCGTTTTCGGATCCCATCGGAGGCCAACCTTGCTCGCGACAGCGTGGACAGCGGAGAGCGATTGCACGTTGGTCGAGTTGCGCATCGCAAACTCCTGCTTGTCCTGCAGGAGCCGCGCCGCCTCCTCGGGCGAGACGGGATGCTTGAGCACGTTGCCGACTTGCTCGGCGTTTTTCTGCTCGATCTTCTCTTTGTTTACGCCGAGCTGCGCGAGCGCGCCCTGCGGCGTCGCAAAGGGACTGGGCGGCGGGATCTGATGCGTGACGCCCTCGTCGCGCGTGCGCCGGACTTTGTCCTCGCCCTGTTGCAGTAGTTCACCCTTGCGCTGCGTCCAGGCCTGCAGGATGGGCTGAACGAGCAGCTCGGTCTGACGAGCGTTTTCCCCGCTCGCCGCCGTGCGCTTGGTTTCGAGCTCTCGATACCCCGCGACCGCCGCCTCGAGCTTGCCGCGCGCGAGCGCTTCGGCTTGCTTGGCGTCGAGGCCCGCGTCGAGGTAGCGCTTGAAGTCGTTATTTAGGCTGATCTTGCGGTTGGCGACCTCGTGCTTTTGCCGGTCGATGTCGCGCTCGATTTCGAGGTTCAGCGCCGTGAGGACGCCGTTTTCCTTTTGACCGATGAGCGCACCAAACGCGCCATTGAGAGCGGCGAGGATGACCATCCCGATCCGCTTGCCCGTGCTCATGTTTTTGATGACGCGATCGGGGTCGAGCGAAGAATCAATCCGACGGATCTCTTGGTTGACTCGCGCGAGCTCTTTCTCGGCCGCTTGTCGCGCTTCAATTGCGCGCGTGCCCTCGTGGAAGGCCTGCGAATAGGCGACCTCGGTTCCGCCCATGCCCGAGCGATAGGCCTTGTCGGTAGCCTGGTCTTTCTCCGCGGCCGTCTTGCGCAGCAGGTCGACGTGCTGCTTGACGAGCGGCGCCTCCTCGCCGATCTGCTCGAGCACGTTTTCGATCGGGCGCCCCTCCTCGACGGCGACCTGGTCGCCGCTATGCACCGAGTAGAGCGGCACGCCGCCGCTCGGATTGGGTTTCGGAACGGGCGCCGCGCGCGGCTGGCTGCGCTGGGCGATCGAGTCGTTGGCGGTCTGCCAATTCTGCACCAGCGTAGCCCCCGGGTTTGCGCCGGGGGCTGCGGGTGGCGCGCCGGGGGGCCCGGCAGGAGGCGCGGGCGCTGGGGCGGCTGCCGGAGCGGGCGCTGCGGGCGGCGCTGCGGGAGCCTCTGGCGGCATCCCGGGAGACGGCGCCGGGACGTCGCTCATCACCTGGCTCTGGTCGAGTCGGTCGATGAGGGCAGCCCCCGGGCTAAACGACTCGGTCGGGGGCGGGCGGTTTTCCGCGAGCCGGAGATCGGGCGAGCTCGGCGCGCCGCGCATGGTCTTGACGAACGACTGCGCCGTGTCCGGGTCGTGCAAGTACATCACGCGGCCCTTGTCGTCGCGGAAGTTGCCCGTCCCGTAGGGGGCGGTCGGATCCTGCTCGAAGTCGACGACCGCCATTAGTCGTTCCGCCAGTCGGCGCCGTTACCGCCATCGCCGCCGCCGCCGAGGGCGTAATTCGCGAGCGCGCTCGTGCCGCCCGTCGCCGCGCCGCCGACCAGCGCGGTGAGCACCTGGTCCCATCGGAATTTGCCCGACTGCTTGATCTGCTTGAGCGCGATCATCGTCTGTTGGTCGATGCCGTAGCGCTGCATCAGGAGCTGATCGGCGACGTTCTGGTCGTCGACCGAGAGCTTGTCGTATTCGTATTGGATGCCCGCCATCGCCTTCGTAAAGTCGAGGAGCTGGCCCGTCTGCGTGCTCGTGTAGTTGAGCAGCGCTTCGTATTGAGCCTCATCGAGCGCGCCCGATTGCAGCGCCTTTTGAGCCTCGATATTCACCCAGTTGTTTGCGCTCGCGAGGTCGGCCTTGCTGATGTCGACCTCGAGCGCGGCGGTATTGAGACCGAGGCCGGCGGCAGTCTTGAGCGCGTCGAGCTTGAATTGCCGGTCGGCATTTTCTTCCGTCGCGCGCAGGATGCCGAGGTTGCCCTCGAGCTCGGCTTGCCGGAGCGTGTCGGCGCGCTGCGCTTGGCTGCCGAGGTAGGCCTGCTCGCCTACCGCCACGCGTTCCATCAGTGCGCGGTCGCCCCGGTTGCGCACGCTGCGGGCTTGGCCGAGGGCGCCCGCCTGGTTGGCGGCGAGTTCGTCGCGCGCGCGGATCTTTGCGAGCTCGTCGGCTTTCTTGAGCTGCGCCTCGGCGACGCTCAGACCCGTATTGTCGCGCCCGAGGTTGGCGATCTCGTTTTCGTAGCCAGAGAGCCCGCCGAGGATCGTGTCGATCTTGTCGCGGTGAATGTCGGGCGCCTGCGCACCTGCCTCGGGCCCCCCGGGCGTGCCGACCGCGGGCGTCGCGGGCGCGCTCGTGGGAATACTCACGTTGTAGGTGTCGAGCGGGCTCGTGAAAATGTTGGTTGGAGCGGCTTTCGGCGCAAAGCCCGTCACGGGCGCAACGGGAGGGATCTCCTGCGTGAATCCAGCGCGCGTGCTGCCGGCAGGAGCGCGCGCCGGGGCCGAGCCCGGGGGGGCCGGCGGACGCGGCAGACTCGAGACCATGTCGGCGAGGCCGCCGCCGGCAAACAAGTCATCGGCCGCGCCCGCGCTCGGATTCTCGACGGGCGCCTGCGCGCCGGTGGCGGGATGGGCGGTCGCAAACAGGTCCGCTTGGTTGGCTTCCGCCGCCGTCATCGGACGGAACGAGTACGCAGAGCCGTTCCAGTTGGCGACCTGATGATTGAGACGAGCCGTCTCCATCGCCGCCGCCGTTTCCTCGGGCGTGGGTTGACGCTGGGGCGCAGCCGGCGTGCGCGGTCGTTCCGAGGTCGACCAGAAGCTAGGATCAAACGGAGTGACGAGGCTCATCGCGAGATGGGTTATGCGCAGCGCGCGGAGTGCACACGAGCGCGCACCTCGTCGCCTTGACGGGGCTGAATTTGGCTGTCAGCTTGTGCGCCGCCCGCATGCACGGACTGCCACCGGCAGATCTGATCCAGCGTCATCAGTGGATCGTCGAACACTTCTGCGCTCGATACCGACGTATCGCCCGCCAGGCGGACCTCCATGCTGCGGGCTGGCATGGCCTCTGCGAGGCGGCCGCGAAGTTCGAGCCCGAGCGCGGGCGCGCGTTCAGCACCTACGCTTGGAATTGGGTGAAGGGCTACGTGCTCTCCGAGCTGCGCCGCAGCCACGTCGTGCCCGTGCCCGAGCACACCGCGCGCAAGGCGCACGCGGCGGGGGAGCCCGTGCGGGGCGTGGTGGTCTTTGGGGTGCCCGACCTCGCCCAGGAGGACGAGCAGGAACGCGCGAGCGACCGCTCCATGCGGCTGCGCGCGCTGCGCTCGGCCGTGCGGGAGCTAGCCGACCGTGATCAGCGCCGGGTGGTGTGGCTGGTGCTGGAGGGCGACGGCGTGCCGGCGATTGCGCACGCGCTCGGCATGACGCAGACGCGGGTCGCGGAGCTCCTCGCCGAGGCCGAGGCAGAGCTGCGGGAGCTGATGGGATGACCGTCGAGCAGCGTCTCGAGGCACTGCTGGCCCTGCTCGAGCAGGAGGCGGCGCGACCAGAGGATCCGATGGAGAGCTACGGTGGGCACGCTTTCGATCGGGGCTACAGCCGAGGCTGCGCGTACGCCGAGCAGCTGCTGCGCGAGCTACTGGCGGAGTCCTCACCCAATCGCCCGTAGCCGCCCGGCGCGGCTCGCGGCACGCATTGCGTTGGCTCGCGCCATGTCGCGGATACGCTCGGCCTCGGTGCGCGTGTCGGCGGGGGGCTTGTAGGCCTCGAGGGAATTGATCTTCTGCAGGCCGTAGAGGAAGCCGTCGGAGCAGTCCGCTTTATACCCCTCTTTGAAGCCGGTTTTCAGCGGATGCCAGGGCAGGCGCCGCCACTCGTCGAACAGCTCTTTGGCTTCCACGGTCAGGTGCACGAGGCCCGCCGCCAGCATGCCGCGACCGTGATCGATGCGGGCGCGCAGGTGCTTTTTGTCCGCCATCTCGACGGGAATATTGAATTTCTCCCGCAGGGTGAGCCCGTAGCCTTTACCGAGTCCGCCCTCGTCGGCTACGATGTAGTTGGGTTTCCACCGATTGCGCAGCCCGTTGACGATCTCCGCGATCGCAAACATGTCGAGGGCCGGCAGCGAATAGCTCTGCATGACCCACACGTGCGGCCGCTCTTGCTGCCGGAGCACCGTAAAGCTCGTGTGATCGATGACCCCAAAGTCGAGCGACAGCACCGTCAGGCCCAGGGCGGGCCCGTCGCTCACGTTGGCGAGAATGCCCGGGTATTCGAATACCAAAGACCCGATGTCGGGCACCCACTCGGCGAGGTACTCGCGGCGAAACGTGGGCGTGTCGCGAGTCCAGTTGAATTGCTTCAGCACGTCCTCGAGCGCGATGCGCGGATCGACCTTGGCCTTGGTGTTGTCGTAGATGGTCCCGTGATGCGTCGGCCAGCGCCCCTTGATGCCGCTGACCGGGTCGCCGCAGAGTGAAAACCAGTAATCCTCCGGGTCGGGCTCGGGCCCCGGGGTGCCGGTGATGGCCATGTCGCCGCCGGAGTCGACGAGCGCGGGCGTCAGCACGCTCTCCACCGAGTACTGAAGCAGCTCGCTCGTGAAGTTCTGCGCCTCGTCGATGATGACGCGCCGGTAGCGGGGGCCGCGCAGAGACGTCGCCGCGCTCTCGTCTTTCACACCCGCGAGGCGGATGACGGCGCCATTGGGCTCCGTCACGGTGTGATCGGCCATGTTGATCGACAAGCCGAGGTCGTGCAGATAGTCGAGGTCGCGAAAGACCGGCAGCATGATCGCTTTCGCGTCGATGAATTGGTGGGCGACGTAGAGGGAGACCTCCCCCGGCTGACCCCCGAGTAGGAGGGCTGCGTCCGCGTAGCTCTTACCCGTGCGGCGTCCCATCAGCCCGCAGCGGAAGCGCGCGGGTTCAAAGTAGAAAGCGCTCTGCTTGCTGTGCAGATCTGCAATCAGCGGATTGGGCGCGAACTCCGATAGGAGATCGGCGAGATCGAGGTCGATGATCAAGGGCGGATTGATCGGGGTTATGCGCGCGCTCGCATAACCCCTGCCGATGAGCGTCCTTTTCTACACGGCCAAGACCGAGGCCGACGCGGGCGCGCGGCTGATCGCGCTCGCGGAGTCCAACAAGGCGATGCAGGAGACGCGACGCCAGCTCGCCGCGAAATACGCCTCTTTGTACGAGGGAATGTGCCTCAGTGGCCTAGCCCCCTACGGCTACACCTCCGACGCTGAGCACTACTTTCATCAGAAGGATCAGGAGGAGATCCCGCTCATCCGCAACTCCGCGCACTCGATCATCGATACTTGGGTCAGCAAGATCGCCGCGCTCGAGACGCCCAAGCCGAGCATGATGACCAGCCACGGCAGCTGGAGCGACCGGCGCATCGCCAAAAAGCTCGAGCAGCTGGTCGAGGCCGAGTTCTACGAGCCGCAGGGGCGCTTTGCCAACCTCGAGGAACTTTGGATCCACGCCGTGCGCATCGCGGCCGCCGCGACGGGATCGGTCGCCGTCAAGGTCTGCGTCTACCCGAACGAGCAAAAGGTCACGCACGAGATCCACGACACGCTGACCATGTTTTTCGACTTTGGCGAGCTCACCTATGGGGAGCTACTCACGGTCGGGGAAATCACCTGGTTCGACGTCGACCGCTTGCTCGAAATCTTCCCCGGCAAGAGCAACGAAGAGAAGATCCGCGCGAGCATCGCCAAGCCCCCCGAGGAGTTTCGCGCGCCGACCGGCAGCCAGGGCCACATTACCGAGATGGTCGCGCTCTACGAGGGCTGGCGCGGCAAGACGGGGGAGAAAGTCGGCAAGTATTGCGCCGCCGTCACGGGCGGCACGCTCGCGTTCCGCGACTACGACTACCCCCGGCCGCCGTTCATTTGGTTCGTGGTCGACCCGCACCTCTACGGCATCCTCGGCCACCCCATCACGCACCACATCTACGAGAGCGTCAAACGCGACAACTTGATCCTGAGCAAGGTCGACCGGGGCATCACCAAGGCGATCCAGAACCACATTTTCATCGATAAGATGAAGCTTGCCGACGCGGAGTCCCTCGACATCGTCGAGGACAACAAGATCGTCGACATGACCGACCCGAGCGCGGTCAATTTCGTGAGCGCGCAGGGCTTCCACGCGGCGCACAAAGAGATCGCCGATTCGCACTGGATGGACGCCCATAACGTCTCGGGCGTGCCGGAGCTCCACACCGCGAGCAAGAGCCAGCCCGGCATCACGGCAGCCATCGCCGACCGGCAGGTCGCCGCCCGGCTCAATGAGCGGTTCGCGGCCACCCAGCGCCGCTACGTGCAGGCCGTCGCCGTCGACGACGCAAAGCTCATCATTCAGGCCTTGCGCGAGGTGCGCGAGGAGAGCGGCAAGTTTACCCGGCTCTGGCCCGGCAAAAAGTTCCTGATGGAGATCGACAGCGACGTGCTCGATCTGCCCGATCACAAGTACCGCCTGCGCCCGGCCGCGGTGAGCGGTCGAGACAACACGCCCGAGGGGCGCCTGCAGAAGGCGTTCGAGCTCCGGCAGATGAATATCCTCTCCGACGAGGCATTCGCCGCCGCGCAGGCGCCCGGCTACGACGTGCCCGAGGAACTCGAGGATCGAAACATCGAGCGCGAGTGGCTCGATCACGAGTTCGAGCGCTGGCTCTACGCGAGCGATGACGACGCGGCCAAGCCCGACTTTTACCGGGGCCCTCTCAAGTGGATGAAGCCCGGTCCCGTCATCGACTACACGATCGGCGCGCTGATGGAGGCGCAGATCGAGGAGCTCGAGCCGGAGCGGCAGGAGTTCTTCCTACTCTTTCTCTCCGACATGGACGCGATTCTCCAGCAGCAATTGCAGGAGGGCCAGCCCCAGCCGCCCCAGGTGCCGCCCACGCAAGGCATCGCCTTGCCGCAGCTCGCCGCGCCCCCCGGGCTCTCGATGGGGCAGGCGCCGCCGCCGCGACAGCTCGTGGCCCCGACCACGGCGGCCATGTGAGCGCTCCTCTGAGCAGAGCGGAGCTCTTTTGGCTCGCCTACCTCTGGGCGGTCTACGAGTTGTCCGAGCGAGAGATCGCGGCGTTCACGCGTTTTGTGTTCGAGACCTACAACACGCCGCGGGCCACCAAGCTGCACGAACTCTCGATGCGACCCTCGCCCATGATGCGTCTCCTCGAGCGCGGCTGAATGGTGTCCGGGGTGAGGGTCAGTCGCGCGGAGCTCTTTTGGCTCGCGTATCTCTGGCTCGCCGATCAATACCGGCTCGAGCAGTGCCGGCGGCTCGCCGCGGAGCTCGATCGGGCCTACGCGCAGCTCGCTCCCAGACTCTGGGCGATCGTGATGCGCCCGTCGCCGCTGCTGGCCGCACTGATCGAGCCCGATGGTGTCCGGGGCCCGGGAAACCCGGGCCCCACTCGCGCCGCGTGACAGCGTCGCAAACCGAGCGGGGCAACAGTTGGGGCAATCGCTAGCCCGGTAGTCGTCGCTCGCGGCGGTGAGCTTTGGACGGCGCCGACCGTACCTCGAGAGGGGGCCTCGAGGCAACTGCGAGAGTTCGCATAAGGGCCGAGCACATGCTCGTTCCATCCGCCAATCCCACCCCTCCGATGCCTGCGCAGAGCGACGCGGCCGCCACGCAGGAACTCATCCAGCAGATAGCGGCCGAGGCTCGTTCGAGCGGGAAATCGGTCGTTTACGACCCCGACGCGCCCCCGGAAACGGACGGCGAGGGGGCGCCGCCGGCCAAGCCCGCCAAGGGAAAGCCGCCGGCCCGTGCGGAGGGAGAGGGCAATTCCGAAAGTGAAAGCACCGATGAAACAGAAACCGCAGAAGCCAGCGACCCCGACCAAGAAACCGACGAGGGAGCCGAAGACGACGCGCAAGAGCACGCCGCCGAAGCCGGCGAAGTCGACCTCTCGGCAGTAACGGCGGCGCTCAATGCCGAGGGCGGGGTCGACATGCTCGCGCTCGCCAACGCCCTCGGCAAGCGTCCGGAGGATCTCGGGGTCTCGCCGGGGGCTGCGAAGTTCCTGCGCATCGAAAAGAAGAAAGCGAGCGACACGCTCTCGCGCGCCAACGCGCTCGCGGAGCGCTTGCAGCGTGACTTTGGAGACCAGGTCGCCGCGCGCAAGGCGGTCGAGACGGGCCAGCTCGAGCCCGCGATCGAATTCATCCAAAACACGTTCGGGATGGACTGGAACGAGCTCAATAAAGCCGTCGGCGCGCTCCTGCAGGGCAAGCCCGTGCCGGGCGTCGAGGAAAAGCGCAAGCTGCGCGAATACGAGAAGCGCGAGGCGGAGCGCGTCGCGGCCGAGAAGAAACAGGCGAGCGACCTCGCGGCGCAGCAAAAGGTCGGCGAGGCCAAGAAATGGATCCAGGGGCAGATCAAGGGCGACAAGCTCGCGAGTGAGGAGCTCGACCGGCAGCTGCGCGAGGCGGGGTTTCCGAGCGTCGTCGACCTCGTGTTCGAGGAGATGCAGCAGAACTATTCCAAGGGCCTGACGGATCCAAAGAAGGCACTCGAGAAGGTGCGCGCCAAGCTCACCAAGCAAGCCAAGGCGCTGCGCACGGCAGGGCTCGTGCCGAAGGCGCCGCCGCCCAAGACCGCGCCCGTGAGCGGCACGAGCAAGCCGCGCGCGAATGCGCAGACGGGCATGGCCGGTAACGGCCGCGCGATGACCGACGCCGAGCTGCGGCAGGCGGTCTTGAAAGAACACGGGCTCCTCCGATGAGGCACCGTCAGACGCTGATCGGTCTCGAGGGCGAGACGTATCATGTCGACGGGCCCGACCCCGAGAGCGAGCCCGAGGTGGCCGCCTACTACGCCAAGGCCCCCGAGCGCTGGCGCGGGCGCTACTTCGTTTACGGTAACTGGGGCTTTCAGCACGAGGGCGCGTGGCACGAGCGCCGCGTGTTCGAGATGGTGGATGCGCCTCCCGCCGAGGACGGCACCCCCGTAGTGCAATGGACGCGGGTCACTGACCCCGCGCTGCTGGAGAAAATCCGCTGATGACACCTGAAGATCGAGCGTTGGTAATCGACACCCTGCAGGGCGCTCTGCGCAAGCGTCCATGGCTGCAACGTTGCTTCGAGCGGGTCGATGTTTTGGACGATCGGGAGTATCCCGAACTCCGACTCGCTTTCAAGGGCCCGGGGGAGACGGTCTTGCACGGCGCGCTGCGACTGCCGCCGCTGCAATTGTCCCTGCTATCGCAGGCGTACATGCATTTTCTCGAGAACCTCGAGGAGGAGCACGTTCGACAGTACGACGCGCAGCGCGCGTCGCCTGCGGAGGCGTTGCCATGACGTTTATCGAGAGTTTCGCGCGCCGCTGCGCGCGTCTCAATGCCGACGGGCTCACGGTCACCAAGGGCCCGAGCGGGGTCCTGCACGTGCGCTACGGCGCGGAGGTCGAGCAAGTCGAGGACGACGCGGCATTCCCCGAGAAGACACTCGCCAACGTGCGAGCGGCCATCAATCGCCTGATGGGGCTCGAGGAGGGCTCTTGAAGCACGCCGTTCCGCTCGTCGAGCGTCATACGACGCCGCTCGGGACGTTCGTGACCATCCGCGCGCGCGACGACCTCGATCCGTCGAGCGGGCAGATCGGCGTCGAGCACTCGGGCCGCCACGTGACGGCCGTTCCCGAAAACGTTGGCCTCTGCCAGGTCGTCTCCGTGGGCCCGGACGTCACCAACGTCCGCGCGGGCGACATCTGCTTTATCGATTTCTACGACGTGGCGCAGGGCTACCTCGTGAGCGGAGAGGAGCTCTACGTTACTCAGGCGATGGCGCTCAAGATGCGCCTCGACATCGAGACCGAGAGCTTTCTGCACCCGGTCACGCGCACGCAAAAGCAGCGCGTCACCAAATGCGAGATCCATCCCCTCCCGGGCTACGTGCTCACCAAGCACGCGCCCGATCGGATGACGGTCGCCGTCACGGGCAACGACCGGCAGATCATCCCGCGCAATCTCACCACCAGCGGCATCGTGGGCGGTCGCAACAGCGACGGCGATCCGTGCACGTTCGTGTGTTACGAGGAGGTGGTCGCGTTTACGCCCGGGGCGATCCAGCAGGAGCGCTTTTCCGAGAGCTGGGACGGCCACCAGCGAGATACCTACTACGATGAGCGGCGGCTCAAGGCCAAGATCGAGCGCCTCGAGGCAGGGCTACGCTCGCTCATCGACAAAGACCACCCCGAGGGCTCGTTCAGCCGCGACACGGTGCTCGCCGTGTATGCAGACCTCCTGCCCGCCAGCGACGCAGGCTCCTGGGGCCTCGAGGTCGGCGACCTGGTCACGTTCTGCAGTGTGTTTTCGATCCAGTTTCGCGCGCTCGGCGAACTCTACCGGATCGTCCCGTACAGGAACCTCCTCGCCGTCATCGACGACCGGGCCATCCTCGCCGACTACAACGCCACCCACCCGCCGCCGCCGCTCGTGAAAATCATCGGAGGCGGCGCGCCCTTGCTCTACGGGACGTGAGCCGTGCCCGTCCAGCGCGGCCCGGGGGGAGCGTTCGTCACCTCGCTCACGAAAAGGCGCCACGCGGCCATCGTCGCCGACGTCGCGACGGGGCTCTTCGACGCGCAGATCGCCCATAAGAACGGTATCGACGTCACCACGTTGCAAAGCTGGGTGCACCGCGGCATCGACGAGAATGCCGAGGAGCCGTTCAAGAGCTTTGCCGAGGACTACCTGCGCGCGGCCATCGCGCTCGAGGAGCGGTCGGTCCTGGCCATCCTGCGTTCGGCCGAGGACTGGCAGCGCACCAAGCGCAGCCGCAAGACCGTGAGCGGCTCGGGCGGGGGCGAGGGTGGCGGCGGATTCGAGACCGACGAACGGCGGCGCGAGCGCGGGCTCGTGCGCGGCGACTGGAAAGCCGCTGCGTGGTTTTTGGAGCGCCGGTGGCCGCTGCGCTGGGGCATCACGCGCCAGCCCGAGGGCGGGCCCAAAGAGGCCATCAAGCTGCCGGACGCGACGCAGAACCGAAAGCGGCGCGTCGAAGAGATGAGCGACGCGCCCCCGCCCGAACTCATCAAGTTGTTTCGATCCAAGGGCTGGGTCATCCAGCGCCTCGAGGAGCCCAAGCCATGAGCGCGCGCGTTCCCTACACCGCTGCCGTGCCGCTCATCCGTGCGATCTACTCGCGCAGTGATGGCATCACCGGCTGCTGCCTGCACGTGGTGCTCGATGACGGTAACTGGGATTGCCTCGACTGGTGTCTCGCCCAAGAGGGCATCTGCGACGAGTGCCGGGCGTGCGCCGGAGTGCTCGCCTCCATGAGCATGACGGCGCGCCGCAAGGCGCTGCGCGTGGCGCGGTGTATGGACCAGTGCGAGAGGCTCGACAGCGTCGCGGCCGAGTTCTACGCGAGCACGCCGCCGTCGGATTTGGAGACTTCGCATAAGGAGCGTTGACCCCAACGACGCTGGGCTCCGTCAGCCCAACTCCGGCGCTCCGGGCGCGCCTCATCGCCCGCGTAAATCGACGTGTAGCAGCCAAGGAAAGGTCACTGGCTAGAGGTGCGCTCTGCGCTCCTCCTACACGGAGTCGACCCGCATGGGATCGTTTGCCGATAAGTTTCTCTTTCTCCGCTACATCAAAAACAACAAGTTGCAGTCGATTACGGAGCGCGTCTCTCCGCTCCTGCAACGCATTGACAAGCCCCAGCGCGGCGGCGCGGCGGTCGTCGAGCCCTTCATTCCGAGCGGCCCTCAGGGCTGGTCCTATGATCTGAGCGCCGCGAGCGCCATCAGCGACCAGACCGATCACGGCGCTTCTACCTATGAGCAATGGTCCTCGCCGTTCGGCGAGTACTGGGGCTCGGCCAAGATTAGCGCGCGCGCCATCAGCGGCAGCAAGGGCAACGAAGATGCCTTTTTGCAGCAGCTCACCGAGACCATGGACGGCTCGCTCAAGAGCTTCGGCGCCGTGGCAGCGCAGAAGATGCTCGGCCCCGTCGGTAACTCGATTGGCAAGATCAGCGACCTCAACGAGGGCGGCGGCGATGGTGAAATCCAGCTCACGATCCGCGGCGACTCGTTCAACTTTGCCCCCGGCATGATCCTGCAGGCGGCGACGACCGCCGCCTCCAGCGCGCCTTCCACGGTGCGCTCGGGCCTCGGCTACGTGTACTCGGTGACGCCGGACGGCGATGTCACCGGCACGAGCACGACCGGCGCGCACGTGTGGGTGTCGACCACGGCGAACTCCACGACCTCGGGCGGTCCAACGGGCTGGGCCGATAGCGACTTTCTCTTTCGCTACGGCGACATCACGGCGAACGTCGATCTCTCCGACAAGCAGATCCGCTCTTTGCAGGGCTGGATCACGCTGGCGGCCTCGAGCTCGACGTACCTCGGCGTGGTGCGCTCGGTGCATGCCGGCGCCTCGGGTTTCCGCGTCGCAGCGGCCGACGTGGCAGGCCTCAGCATCAAGGAACGTTGCGAGCTGCTCGTGAACGTCGGTCGCTCCGAATACGGCGCGAACGAAGTCGACACGATCGTGATGGGTCCGCGCACGTGGATGCAGCTCTCGCAAGAGGTGCAAGACTTCGGTTGGACGCAGTTCGGCAAGGTCATGGAGATCGGTGCCGGGGAAATCGTGATCATCACCGCGAACGGTCTCGTGCGCGTGCTGAACGAGCCGCACTGCAAGGAAGCCGACATCTGGGCATTCACGCTGCCGTTGCTCAAGATCTACAACTACAACGGGTTCCCCGGTCCTCGCGATGAGGATGGCCTGAAGATGCTTCGTAACGGCCGCAACTACGAAGTGCAGTGGCAGGCGTTTAACAGCGTGACCGTGGGCGGGCAGCCGCAGATGCACGGACGCTGCAACAGCGGCAACTAACGGCGCTCCTTACGGGGCCGCTGCGTGGGGGTTGTCCCCCTCCTCTCGCGTGGCGGCCCCACCAATTCCCACCCCCAACGACCTCCCTTCGAGAGGCCCAGGATAGGTAGCACGTGCTCGATCATCTCTTCCCCCGGCTCGGCTCGCAGTTTCGCGAGGGCGGCCTGATTCACGTCAAATTCGTCGTGACGACGGGCCCCGTATTCACGGCCAAGGCCACGCGCGCGGGCTCGTTTCACAAGCGGCTGACGCTCGTAAAGAACGGCGGCACGGGCTTGCTCAAGCTCACGCTCGACGGCGGCGCGCGCGAGATCGCTCTCGTGGGGCCTCCCGTTTACGTCAACGTCGCCGACCCGACCGACATCACCGATTGCCTCTCGGTCAACCTGCTCACGCTCACCGAGTCGACGGGAGTGCTCACGTTCGTATCCGTCACGGGCGACGGCGCCGAGGCGGCCGTCGACGCTGCGGTCACCGATGAGATCCATTTCACCCTCTACGTCGCGAAGTAAGGACCCCGCCACATGACTGCATTTGCTGCGACCAAAACCCTTCGACGCTACATCGACCGCGACAAGCGAGACGACGTCAAGCGTCTGAAAGATGCACTCTACGAGGGCGGCGACGTGGCCATGGCCGCGCTCGGGCAGATGTATCAGCTGCCGGATTTCGTCATCGAGGGCACCACCGATAGCAACACGGCGGCCGCGAGCTCGCCCGTGATTAGCCTCTCGGATGAGGGCGTCACGTTCCCCGCGGACACCTATCGCGACATCGAGGTAGAGACCTGGGCCGCGAACGGCTCCAACTGCTACCGGTTCCGCACGCGGCAGCGCATCCTCGGGGGAACGAATCCGACCGCGAAGGGGCCGGAGGAGTTTCTGACGGACTGCACCGCCTGGTATTCGTTCACGACGGCCGACGGCACGGCGACGACCGAGGTCGCCGCCGAGTGCATCGCGCCCGCCTGGTGGGATGGGGCCTCGCCTGTCGGCGCGGATGCCTCGAGCAACGCGATAGTGATCCAGTGGCTCGGGACGAACGCGCCCGTGCGGATCCTCTTGCCGGGCATGGTGAGCCACACGGACGCGGCCGCAGCGGCGGCGGATGCGCGCTCGCTTCAGCACGGGGTCACGTCTCTCACCAACGGCACGAGCACCGTATTCGTGTCCGACGTGGCGACCCCGACCGCGGCGAACTTCTCGAACGCCTCGGCCGTGCGCGTCAACGCGCGGCTTTTCCCGCCGGTGCACACCCCCGTGATCATCGACACGGCCTCGACCCCCGACGAGGTCTGGATCGGCGCGCTCGGCCTCTCGAGCGACTTGGTCACGTGGCGTGTGCGCGTGTTCGTGAGCGACCCCATCGCGTTGCCGCTGCTGTAATCCTCATGGACAAGCCATCACTCGATGCGGTGTTTGGCGCGGGCCCCGAGGCGGGCCCGCCCCCGGCGGATCTCGGTCCCCTGCCGGAGGAGACGCCGATGCAAGACGACCCCGAGAGCGAGCAAGCGCTCGACGACTCCATCGACGAGATGTTCGCCTCCGAGGACCCCGTCGCCCGACGCGAGGCCTTCAAGCGCGCGATGTACCTGTGTAACGCGCAGCCACACTGAGCTACCCAGCGCTCCGCCGGTTCGCGGATGGCCCGGCGGGGCGTTGCTTTCTTGCGTCTGCGCATAACCCAGCGGCATGAGCGACACGATCACGCTCGACGACCTCGTGACCGAGATCGTTTACGAGTCGGCCATCGACGGTAAGACCGGCTCGACCGCGCGCCACGTGACGGCGCGCCTCTACGCGCTCATCAATCGCAGTTACAAGCAGCTCCGGAGCCGCGTCAGCCACAACGGCGAGGACTTTTTCCGGAGCCCCGGCTCGGCCACGGCCATCCCCGCACGCGCGAGCGGCGAGGACTGGATCGAGCTGCCCTATCCGACGGGCGCGAGCGAGGTGCTGAGCGTCGACGTGCAGCTCGGCGGCACCTGGCAGGAGCTCACCAAGAGCACCTGGTCTCAACGCCGGGTGTTCCCCGGTCAGAATCGCCCCAATAGCCCCGGGGAATACACGATCCTGAGCATGCCGCAGCCGAGCACCACCACGGTAACGGCCGGCAAGATCGCCATCTGGCCCCCGACGCTCTCGGGCAACTACAAGATCGACACACTGCCGCACTGGGTGCCGCTCACCAACGGGACGCACGTGCTCGTGCTGTTTCCCGACTGGGAAGAGTGGCTCATCACCAAATGCACGATGGTCATCACCCAGCGTGATAACCAGAAGCGCAACACGTTCCTTGACGCCCAGGAGCGCAACTTCCGTGCGGAAGCGGCCATCTTGCAGCACTGCCGGCGGCACTCGCGCGGCGCCGTGGTGCCGCGTCGTCGCGACGGGCTCGAGCTCTGATGGCGAAACGAGTCGTTTCGTTCTCCCTCGCCCAGGGCCGGCGCGACCGCATCGACCCCAAGGTCGCTCCGTTCGGCGTGGTCTCGGTCGCTAAAAACCTGCGCGTGCGCAAAGACGGCCGCCTCGGCTGCCGCTACGGCTATCAGCCGCTCGACATGCGCACGAGCGGCGGCACGCTCGCCGCCTATGACCTGCTCGAGTATCAAGGGCGGCTCGTCGCGTTCGGCAGTCACTCGAGCTCGGGCTTTCCCGAGCGGCCCTACGAGTACACGGGGATCGGCGCTGGGAATACTTACTGGCGCTACGAGACGGACAAGCAAGAGCTCACGCCGTTCGTCGATCTCAAGGATCTGATCATCGCCTCGCCGCCCATCAGCGGCATCGACATGATCGATAGCGCGACGGGCGGCGGTTACGTGCTCGTCATCACGCGCACGGTCAACCTGGTCGTGACGGCGATCATCGTTCGCGAGAGCGATAACCAGCCCATCCTGACCGAGATCCTCTCGACGACGCAGAGCGTGCGGGAGTTTCGCTGCACGTATGCGGGAGACTCGTTTTACGTGCTCACGGCCGAGGCGGACAACTCGGGCGACATCTTGAAGTTTACGCCCGCCTCGAGCACGGCGTTTACCAACCTCGTTACTCCGATGAGCGTGAACGCGGCCGCTATCACGGCCTTTGATATCGCTCCCGTAGAGAATCCGACAACCGGCGCGGTCGTCATTTGCCGCGACCGCGGCGGCAGCTCCAACCTACTGATCAGGATCTACAACTCCTCGGGAGTGCAGGTCGGCGGCGACATCGCGACCGCCATCGGCGGCACGAGTACGCATCTGTCGATCTGCGCCGACCAGACGGCGAATCAGATTCATATCGTGCAGGTGCTCGCCGCGAGCGCCTCACTGCGCACGTACAACTTTGCCGGCACGCTCTTGCTCGGCGCTACGGCGACCACGACCGGCACGCACGCGCAGGTGTGCCGCATCCCCGCCACGGCCGCGAGTGGTGCCGCCGCGCAGGTGGCCGTCGCGACGGCGACGAGCGCTAACAGCACGGTCATCGAGTACCTGAGCGAGGCTGCTCATGCGGCGACGGCGACGACCACCGTCTTTCAAGCGATCATCACGACCCGCGTCATCCCCTGGACGTCGGCGGCGAGCACGAACGCCAATAACAAATATGCCGTCGCGTTCGGCGGCTACGTCGCGCCCGACATCTCGACGGGCGACAAGGCCAGTAACGCACTCTTTTTTTCGGCGAGCGGTTCGAGCAACGCCGCGCACATGGCGCTGCGCGATTTCATTCGCGCCCTGCCGACGACCTTTGTGGGGATGGGCCTGCACCTCGATAGCTCGACGGGGCGCGTAGCGTGGTGCGCGACGCGCGACGGCGGCAGCGGCACCAGCATGCCGAGCATCACGACGTTTGCCAAGAACAGCGCCGCGCGCCGGCAGACGGCCAAGTTTGGCGACCTGCTCTACATCGCGAGCGCGCCGATGCAGGTCTACGACGGCCGCTGCCTCACCGAGCCCTTTCAAGAGGTGCCAGGCATCCTGAGCGCGACGCCGAGCAACGGCTCGGGCTCGCTCACCGTACTCGCGACCTACGACTACGTTTTGCACTGGGAGATTACGCTCGCTGACGGCTCGTTCTGGCAGAGCGCGCCGAGCCTGCCGACCACCGTGACGATGGGCGCGAGCGACGACACGGTCACGCTCAGTTGCACGACGCCGCACACGCTGGCGACGCTGCTCAACGCCACCCACGGCTACGGCGCCGAAATCACCGAGGTCATCAGCCGCACGGTCTGGGATGGCAGCAAAGGCTCGGTGTTCCGGCGCACCACGAGCGACGGCGTCACGGGCGCGGGCAACGACTACGGCGCGACCAGCTCCATCGACGACGGCACGAGCGACGCGAACCTCGCCGACGAGGCAGCGGTCTACACGCAGGCCGATCGGGGAGCGTTCTCGGGACCGCTCGAGCACGACGCGCCGCAGCCGTGCAAGTTCATTGCGGCGACCGAGTCGCGCCTCTTGCTCGGCGGGCAGCTCCGGCGCAGCAAGTTTCAGATTTCGAAAGATGCCTTTCTCGACGAGCCGTTCACCTTCAGCGAGTTTAGCCCGTTCTTCTCGCAGGTCGTCGGCAGCGTGCGCGGCATCGCGTCGCTCGACGGCGCGCGGCTCATCTTTACCGCAGACGACATCTTTGCATTCTTTGGCGACGGCCCCGACGATCTCGGCGGCGGCGCCATCGGGCGCGCGCAGGACATCCCCACCCCGAGCGGGCTCGAGGACTGGCGCAGCCTGCTGAAAGCCCCCGATGGGCTCTATTTCCAGCTCGATGACGAGAAGATCTACCGGCTGCCCCGGGGCGGCGGCGCGCCCGAGTGGATCGGCATCGACGTGCAGGACACGCTCACGAGCTATCCGGTCGTCACGGGCGCGGCCAAGAGCCGGCGCGGCGATGTAGCGGTGTTCGCGTGCGAGAATACCGGCTCGAGTGACGGCCGCCTGCTCGTCAGGAGTCTGCGCACGGGCATTTGGACCGAGGACACGCCGCCGCTCACGACCAGCCAGGGCATCGAGGCCGTGTGCAGCTTCGGCGACTCCGTCGCCTACGTGTCGGGCGGCGCGGTGTTCGTCCAGAGCACGAGTAGCTTTGCCGACAACACGTCCACGGTCATCCCCACGCAGCTCAAGACGCATCCCATCTACCCGTTTGACCTCGGCGGCTACGGGTCGATCTGGGGGGTGCTGCTCACGAGCGAATTCCGCAGCGCGGGCACGCTCGCGCTGCGCGTGAGCTATGACGACGGCGTCAATTTCACGAGTTACGACTCGTACACGCTGACCGGGCTCTCCGTCGGTCAGACCGTGCAACGCCGATGGGCGATCCAGCAGAGTGACTTTACCTCGCTCGTGTTCGAGTGGACCTATACGCCGTCGGCGGCCGGCGAGGGTCTCATCATGCAGACGGCCTCCCTGCTGGTCGAGCAGGAGGACGGCCTCCGCGAGCTACTGCCGGCGGAGATGGCGTAACATGCCGTGGCTCGGCATGCCGGGCGCGCAGGCGCAGGACACTAACGCGCTCGATAGCCGCTTTCGCCAGCTCGAGCGGCGCATCATCAAGCTCGAGACGCGGCCGAACCTGCCGGCAAACATCACCTCTGATTTCGTCGCGCGCGAGGGCGAGACGCTCATCATCGATGCGCCCAGTGCCGGCATCGCGGGGCTCTTGCCGGCGCCGACGTCGCAAAACCGCGCCGCCGTGATCCATCTCGTGTTCCGAACGAATGGCGCCGTGAGCCTGCGCTGCGTGGGCGGCACGATCAACTCGCAAGACACGCTGCTGCGCGCGCGGGTGGGCGCGTACACGGCCGTTTGCGATGGGGCTTCTGGGTGGTGGGTCGAGAGCCTCGCCCTGCCGCGAGCGCGCGATCTGTGCATCCAGGATTATTTCGTTTCCGGCTTGCTCGTGAGCGGCAGCATCGGGCAGCTCGGCTGGACCATGCTGGGCGCTGGCACGCCGGCCGTCACCCGCGGCAGTGTCGCGCTCAACTCCGCGAGCAAGCTCGTCATCACGACCAGCGCGGCCGCCAACGATCGCACGACGATCTGCCTCGGCACCACCGAGACCGCGAGTGTCGTCGATCCGCAAGAGTTTACGGTCCTGCAGTGCGCCTGGAACTTCAATAACATCCTGACGAACAAGCGCGTATTCTTCGGCCTCTCCTCGAGTTTCACGAGCGCGCCTGCCTCGGCCGCCGACGCGATCGGCGTGCTCTACGATTCGAGCGTCGGAGCGAACTACCTGATCAACGTGCGCGCGGGCAGCGCGGGCAGCGTGGTCGACTCCGGCATCGCCGCGCCGGCCAACACGAGCGAGATGATCACGATCTGGCAGGTGACGCCGGGCGTCTACCGGTTTTACGCCGCGACGCGACTGCTCGGCACGGTCACGGGAAACACGCTCATCCCCAACGTGCCGCTCAATTGCGGCTATCGGCTCGAGACGCTCACCACGACGCTCAAAACGCACCGCACGGGGTACTTTGGGCTCGAGTGCCGCGGGCTCACGTCGGCGATGGACGACGATGACGTCCTGAGGAGTTGAGTCGGCTTCGCATAATGAAGCCGTGACCGACGCCGATCCGCCTACACCGGGGCCCGTTCAGATCCCCACGATCGGGACCGTGTCCCGCCAGCTGCAAGGCGTGGCCGGGCAGATGCATGGCGCGCGCAACGACATCGACACGCTGATCGAGCGGGTGGTGCTGGTGCAGCAGGACCTCGCCGACCTGCGTAAACGACTTTGGGACGCGCCCGCGCCATCCGCCGCGGGCGTAGCCCTCTCCCCCGACGTGCGCCCCAGCATGGCGGTCAAGGCGGGCAAGGCGACGCTCAGCTTTGGCAAGTACACGGCCATCGCGCTCGGCGTGCTGGGAGTGGCGGGGCAAATTGCCGCGCAGCTCAAGCCCGGCCTGGTCGGGCCCATTCAGATCGCCCTCCAGCTGCTCGGGGGCTCGCCGTGATCCATCCGCCACGGCCCATCAATTTCGTGGTCGTGCACACGTGCGGCGCGTACGACATGAAGCGCAAGACGGTCGTGCACCAGAGCGTCGAGGACGTGCGCGCCTACCACATGCGCCCCAAGGCCGAGGGTGGTAAGGGCTTCGACGACATCGGCTATCACCTCTACATCGAGCGCGACGGGGCCGTGCGGCGGGGCCGGCTCGAGCAAGTGCCGGGCGCGCACGTCGAACACTTCAACGCGCACACGCTCGGGATTTGCTGCTCGGGTCATGGCGATTACGAGTCGTTCAACGCCCAGCAAATGGGCTCGCTCGTCGAGCAGTGCGCGGCGTGGTGCCGGCGCTACGACCTCGACGCTTCGCGCGTCATCGGCCACCATGAGACCGACGAGGTCGGTGGACCCAAGGTCTGGAAAACCTGCCCCGGGCATCTCGTCGACCTCGAGCTGATTCGGAGCCTCGTCGGGCGCGAGCTCGGCGCGCGCGAGCAGGGAAAGGGCATGCCCAGTGTTTAAGTTTCTCCGTCGCGTCGCGAAGTTTCTCGGCGAGCTCGTGGGGATTGCTCGCCCCGCGGCCGAGCTCGGCAAGATCGGCCGTGAGGTGGTTGACCCCGACCCGTCGCCGCCGCCCATCCCGCTCTCGCCGCGAGCGATCTCCAAGCCCCCGCCGACGCGCCACTAGGGCGCTTTGTTGCCCCGTTGCCAGACATGGAGGACTGGCAGGCCGCGCTCGCGACGGCGCTCGAGGATCTGATCGATGACGCTCTCGGGCAAGGGCGCTGGCTCGCGGAACGGGCCCCAGACATAGGTCCCGAACGCGCTGCGCGACGGGGCGACGTTGACCTTGCCGCGCGCGTACCAGAGATCGACTCCTGATTCGTGCTTGGCGCCGAGCGCACGCACCCAATTTCCGAGCGGCGTAAACGCCGGCACGGTGAAAAAATGGTGCTCGCCCCGGGGGGACTTCTGCACGAGCGTCGGCGGCAGCTCGGGCAGCCAATAGCTCATCCCCTCGGGGCCGTCGGCGTCGAGGCACACGAGCCAGTCATCGGAGCCGCCCCACGGCCCGAGAGCGATCGCGATATTGTCGCGATCGTCGAAGTCGTCGGGGCCGAAGTCGTGGCCGTTCTTCCATAGGCCCTCGATCTCGGCTTTCTCGTGCTTGCCGGCGTTGCAGCTCGTGCCGCCACACCGGCAACTGAGATCCTCGTTTACCCCGTGGATCGGGATGACGCGCAGACCGATCTCGAGATACTGCCGCGCCGCGTCGCGCACGCCGTCAAAGTGCACGGTTCTGCGTGGCCTCCTCGGTCTCGGCGATGGCCGTGCAGATGGCGAGCGAGAGCCGCTCGAGCGTGGGCAGGAGCGCCGCCCAGTCCTCGGCTCGGGGGAGCGCAATCTGCGCGATGAGGCGCTGCGCTTCGACGACCGCGAGCGTTGCCTGCGGGGAAAGGTTTTTGCTGACCATCGCGCCCGCGAGGTCGGCGTCCGGGTTTTCGTTCCGTTGCCAGTGCCAGAAGCGTTCGAGGGTTTTCATGGGCGAGAGTATGCGCGGCGAGCCTCGAGCCAGCCGAGCACCTCTCTCGCGCTCGCGCCGACGCAGAGCGGGCAACGCCGCCACGCGAGGTGCCAATCGACCTGGGCGGGTGTGAGCGCACCCTGCCGCTTGCCGCGCGGCGTCTTGCACTCGACGAGCACGAGCTCGCCCCAGGGGCAGCCGACGAGCAGATCGGGCACGCCCCCCCCGAGGGCCGCGAGCGTCTGCACGAGATAGCCGGCTGCGCGGAGCGCGCCCACGATCGCGGCCTGGGTGGCGTCGACCTTGGGGCGCGTCCGCACGCGCTCGTTATGCGAGCGCTACTTTTTGTTGCGCAGGCGCCGGAATTGCCAGTCGAGCCAAATCACGATGGTGACGATGGCGAGCGTCTCGGGCCAGTTGATCTCGTGCATTAGCCCTCGGCTTTCTTCTCGGTCGTCTCGGCGAGCTTGTCCATGAACCGCTGCACGGCGCGCTTGAGGTCGACCGTGGCGAGCCAGGCGCGCCCTTGGTTATCGGAGACCGCGGTCTGCCGGCTCTCGACCTCGACGAGTCGCGTCTCGATCGCTTCGAGCTGGGCGAGGATGGCCTGCCCCGTGGCTTCCGTCAGGGGCGCGCTCACGAGCCGCTCCCGGGGAGATCGATATTGCCGTACTCGGCCGGCTCGGCGCTGGAGTCGTTGGCGACCGTCTGCGCCTTGCCCTTGCCCGTGGGCAGTTTCACGCGACGGCCTTCGGGTACGCCTGCGGGCACCGGCGACGGCGCGACCGTGAGGCTCGGGAACGCCTCGTCGATCGTGGTGTCGCCCTGACGGACGGCGTTGTGCAACCCGATCAGCGTCGCGAGCTGGTCGCCGGTCATGTCGGTGGGGCTGGTCAGGCCGAGCCGCGAGAGCGCCCGCTCATGGGTGACGCCCATCTTGCCGAGGGTCGAGAGCCAGCCGTCTCGCCGCTCCGCGAACGTCTTGGCGTCGCCGACGGCGCAGGCTTTCGCCTCCTCATACAGAAAGTTCACATAGGTACGGGGCACGATCCGGAATACCGCATTGCGGAAGGCAACGCTGATGGCGGCCATCCCCGTGACCCTGACCATGTCGTCGGAAAAGCGCTTGCCGTACTTGGTGAGGAGACCTCGGCTAGCCTCGATTGTGATGCGAACGTTCTTCTCGAGATCCCAGGCCACGGCCTGCGCGATCGCGGAGTCGCCCGAGTCGTCGATCACGCGCGCGCCAAGGTGCAGGTTGCCCCAGCAACCGGCGAGGATCTCCGCGAGCCGTACGCTCGGGCCCACGATGGATTTCCCGTCGCGAGGCAGTTCGTAGAGGCACGCGGCGGCGACCTCGACGCTCGCCGTCACGAGCGCGCGCGCGTCTTTGACGCTCTTGGTGACGCTGCGCGGGTAGCGGTGCGCCGCCTCGAGCTGCATATACACCTCGCTCCGGCTGATCGCCTCGAGCGCGCCTACTTCCGGGCGAACGAGGCTGGTCTCGTCCTCCCCCTCGATCATCGCCGTGATGGCGTCCCGTGTGCTCATTGCCATTTGCTTTATGCCCTTCTGGTGACGAGTTGAATTACCGGTTCCGTGTAGAGAGCGCCGGCCTTTTTGAGGTCGGCGTTGAGTTGTTCGATGGCTTTCTTTTTGCCCCGGTAGGGCGCCCTCTTGGCGACGACCTCCTCGGCCGCTTTCACGTGCACCTCGAGTGCCGAGACTTTCTCGTCATCGGTGAAACCCGCGGCGTCGAGCACGTCGAGCGCGGGCACGACGTGCAGGTGTCGGCGCGTGGTCTCTTGGATGGTCAGGCGCTTACCGTCGGCCACGATATCACCCTTGCGTCGCACTAGCTCGCGGATCGCAGCATTGAGCCGCTCGGCCACGTCCTGTACCATTTTGGCAGACGCATGCAGGGCGACGAGCTGCGCCGCTGGCAGCGCCGCGAGCGCGCTCGGGTCGACTGCATAGTCGGTGATCTCGCCGCCCAGGAACGCCGCCACGTCGCGCCGCACGAGGGCTTGGCGCGCCGGGCACTCGTGACTGCGGGGGCAGTGCCCGCAGTGCTCGCCCGCCCGATACGTGCCGTCCCAGTCGATGACGGCCCGTTTTAGGCGGCGCAGGTAGGCCGGCAGCTCCGCGCGCGTGAGGGTGTAGTGTTCCCACTCGCCTTCCCGGAGCCATATGACCCCCGCTGTCGCCGCCTCGAGCCCGTCATCGTCGAGAAGCGCGAGGGCGCAGTAGCCGAGCAGCTGCTCGCGGTAGTCGGAGTCGAGGCGGCCGGTTTTCCAGTCGCCGACGTGCGCCGTGCGGGCG